TTATTCAACAATTAATGTACGACATACGTTAGTTTGTGTCGCACCTTGACCACCTTGGGTTACCAGCACTAAATCGCCAGTAGATAAATAACCTTTTTCTTTTAATGATTGAAGTGCTGCTTTTGCACTTGCTTCTGTACGACTTTCTTCGCCGTGATAAACTGGTGTTACACCGCGGTATAGTGCACAAAGGTTTAGGGTTTCTTGATTACGAGATAAAGCAAAGATTGGTAAGCCAGAGCTAATGCGTGACATTAATAATGGAGTACGACCTGTGCTAGTTAAAGTGACGATTGCCGCTACACCTTTCATGTGGTTTGCTGCATACATTGCAGACATCGCAACAGATTCTTCAATGGTTTCAAATTCTTTATCCATACGGTGACGAGAAACGTTAATGCTTGGCATTTTTTCTGCACCTAAACATACGCTAGCCATTGCTGCCACTGTTTCAGAAGGATATTGACCTGCTGCTGTTTCTGCAGAAAGCATAACTGCATCAGTTCCATCTAATACTGCGTTTGCAACGTCCATCACTTCAGCACGCGTTGGCATTGGGTTACTAATCATTGATTCCATCATTTGAGTCGCTGTAATTACAGCACGATTTAATTGACGTGAACGACGAATTAATTTTTTCTGTACACCGACTAATTCAGGATCGCCGATTTCTACACCTAAGTCACCACGTGCAACCATAATTACATCAGAGGCTAAAATAATATCGTCCATGGCTTCATCATTAGCAACGGTTTCTGCACGTTCAACTTTAGCAACGATTTTTGCATTTAAACCTGCTTGTTGAGCAAGTTCACGTGCATAATTTAAATCTGCACTTGAACGAGGGAAAGAAACGGCTAAGAAATCAACACCAATGCGTGCAGCGGTAATAATGTCGGCTTTATCTTTTTCTGTTAGGGCATCCGCAGATAAACCGCCACCTAATTTATTGATACCTTTATTATTTGATAATGGACCACCAACAGTAACTTCAGTGAAAACTTTTGCACCATCAGTTGATAATACTTTTAATTGAACACGGCCATCATCTAATAAAAGAATGTCGCCCGGAACAACATCTTGTGGAAGCGTTTTATAGTCTAAACCAACGGATTCTTGAGTGCCTTCGCCTTTTGGTAACTCTGCATCAAGAATGAATTTATCGCCAACGTTTAAGAAAATTTTACCGTCTTTAAAAGTAGAAACACGAATTTTAGGACCTTGTAAATCACCTAAGATTGCCACGGTTTTACCTAATTTTTTCGCAATAGAACGTACACGTTCAGCACGTCCGATATGGTCATCAGGTGTACCGTGAGAGAAGTTCATACGAACTACGTTTGCGCCCGCTGCGATAATTTTTTCAAGATTGTTATCACGGTCAGTTGATGGGCCCATAGTACATACAATCTTCGTTCTTCTTAGTCTTCTAGACATTATTTACTCCGTCAATAATTACAAAATTTTAAAGGTGTTATTTTACTTCGCTACATATTAGCCAGATAAAAAATCGGTGCACATTATACGCTTAAAATTTTTGGAAATCAAAAACGGCTCAGTTATTTAAGCTGGTTTTGTTTACTTTTTTGCCAGTTATATCGGGTTTTAAGAAAAATACTTGTGTTCAAGTTAAAAATATCTATAATCACGACTACTTCACACAGTGCGACTATAGCTCAGTTGGTTAGAGCACCACCTTGACATGGTGGGGGTCACTGGTTCGAGTCCAGCTAGTCGCACCAAATTTTCTTTTCAATCCCTCTCAATCCATATCAAATAAAATTTAATTTCCTGGTGAATCAAGGCGTTATCTGATTTTATAAAGTCAATCTATATCAATCTATATTAATCTAACTCACTTTTTTGGTATTATATTTGGTAATATGATTTTGGATTTTTAGGTGTCGTAATACCAAAATTCATAAAAAAATTAAAAAATCACGCTTACCAAAATTATTTTCGTAATACCAAATGGGGGGGAGGATGGCTGTATTAGTGAAACCATTAAGCATTACAGAAATCAATAATGCTAAACCTAAAGAGAAAGACTATTCACTGTCTGATGGCCAAGGTCTTTTCTTGCTCGTAAAAATGAACGGTTCGAAAATTTGGCGATTCCAATATTATAAACCAATTTCCAAAAAAAGAACTTTAATTAGTCTTGGTGTTTATCCTGAGATTTCATTAAAAGACGCTCGAGAGATTAGGGATTTATATCGTTCTTTGTTGGCGAAAAATATCGATCCGCAAGATTATCGTTTACAGCAAGAACAAAAAGCCATCCAAGAACGTCAATTTACCTTGAGCGAAATGGGGAGGGAATGGCTATACCTAAAGAAAAATGAAGTTGATACTGGTCGATTAAAAGAAGTGACTTTTATTGATATTGGGAAACGGTTAGAACGTCACTTGTTTAAAGTGTTGGGGCATTATTCTATTAGTGAGATTTCTGCTCCTCTTGCTATTGAGAAATTAAAACCATTAGAACGAGCAGGAAAATTGGATACATTGCATCGTATTATTGGTTATTTAAACCAAATAATGATTTATTCGGTTAATAGAGGGGTAATTAATTATAATGCAACCGCAGATATTGGAAGGGTATTTATTCGACCAATAGCTGAAAATAACCCTACTATTCGCCCAGAGCAATTACCTAAATTGTTTGAAGATTTGCAGAATAGTACCCTTGAAATTGAAACTCGTTGTGCATTAGAGCTACTACTGCTTACCGCAGGTCGGGCTGGGGCTATTACTCAATTAGAATGGGAAAATGTAGATTTCGAAAACAGCTTATTGAATATACCGAAAGAAAAAATGAAGGGGCGACAAGGTAAAGTACAAGATTTTATCTTGCCATTATCCAAACAAGCTGTAACGATTTTGCGTTTGTTACAGAAGTTGAATCGTTGCAATAGTAAGTTTGTTTTCCCTAGCAAAAAAAATCCAAGACAGCCTATATCGAAAGAGACGCCAAATAAAGCACTTGGACGGATCGGTTATAGGAATATTTTGACCGCACATGGTTTACGATCTGTTTTTAGCACAGCTATGAATGAGGCTGAATTTAACAGTGAGATTATTGAGGTGTGCTTGGCACATTTTGAATATTCTTCCGTTCGTGGCACATACAATAAAGCAAAGTATATGCCACAACGGATCGAATATATGCAGTGGTGGGGGAATTTTGTAGAAGAGGCATCTGATGGGAAAGCATTAATGGGCTGCTAAGATGAATAGCAGCCTGATTCAATTCTTTCAATGTAGTCATTTATTTGTGCATCAGTCCAAAAATTATTCCCACCGACTAGATGAGGCTTTGGAAAATTGGGGTCGTTTTTTATCTTTCTGTAAATTGTTGGTGCGCTCATATCTAATAAACTAGAAACAGTTTTCAAATTATGTAATTTTCTTGTCGTAGATTCCATATTTCCTCCAATAAAAACCGCCCATAAGAGCGGTGGTTCGTTAATACTGTTGTGTCTGTTCGGTGTGACAGATTTTACCGTCACAGTCTTGATTAAGGTTTAGGGCGTGCGCCATATACACTACAAATGCACACACGAGCGTAATGATTAATTTGTTCATTTTCTGTTCCTTTTGTCGGATTTTAGGTGTGAGAATCCGCCGCAGGCTTAAAAAAGTGCGGTCGGATTTTGTGGTGTTTTACGCGTTAAAAGATATTTTTTTAATTTGCGTTAGTGATGGATTTTCTATTTGTTGTGCGAGCAGTTTTTCGCCCTCGTGTAAAAAATAAGAAAATTCACTAAGTAGGCTATTTGCACGGCTGGTAAGCTCGTTGCTTCGGTAATGGCGAGCTATGCCGAGTAAAGCAAATTGTTTTTCTTGATAGCAAATAACTTTCTCTGCCAGTTTTTGAGCCAGTTTTGCATGTTTCATAATGGCATCGAAAATATATTCAGGGATAATAACTTCTTCGCCTTTTTTAAATAAACCATCAAGATTTAGGGTAAGAAAGTGAATGTATTTAATGGCTTGAGAAAGTTGTTCTTGAGAAAGTTCATCAATGTGTTCGACGCCAAATTGTTGATGAATCAGTTGATAAACTTCAGAATAGATGAGCCCTTTTTTATTCACTAAGAAGCTGACGGCATTGCGTAAGCCAGTGCGGTCATCAACGGTAGTTTTTTGTTGCGGTTGTTGCAAGGCTTTTAATGTTCTTTCGCAACGGATGAAGTATTGGCGGATTTGTCTGCCTCGTTCGTTTCTTTCGACCATACCGAGTTCTTTGCCCATATCAAGGGTGATGTGATATTCCTTGCGTGGGCGTCCGTTGGTGCGTTCGGTGATGACGAGGTAGTCTTCATCTTGGATGAAACCATATTCGTTGATGCGGTTTTTAATCCAAGTTGCGTATTCTTGTTTGCTTTCTACGAATGCGTGAAGTCCACGAGCGTTGCAAAGTTGAACAGGTTGATTTTGGATTAAGCCGTTAAAAACAGGAATTAAGTTTGAATTTGTCATTTTGTGGTCTCTTTGTCAAAGTTTTAAAACTCATCACGAACCACTGCGAATAGTTGGTGATGAACTGAATAGGATTCGCAGTACCGTGACAAAGAGAAACGGCGGATCTTTCGATCCTCCTAAACAGTTCATCATTGGGCTTTTTGATAAATTTATCAAAAAGGTAGATTTGCTGTTTTGCGGGTATAAAAAAAGCCGCGTTTGAGCGACTGTCTTTCTTACCGCTCTTTGTCATTCAGGACTGCGATCCCGACTTTCTGTTGAAAGTGAGAATATCCTAAATGATTGGGCGGTGGGTGTCAAGACGTAAGAATAAAACAGGTTTATGTTTTTCATCACCACCACTAGCTTTGTGTAAGTCAGTTAATGAAAAGAGATTATCTAATTGACGAATAGAAGTGTCTAGAATTGCTAAGTTTGACATAATTTTTTATCCTATGAGTAATTTTACAAAACCCTACTGTTGAGATAGGGCGATCGGGTGCTTCAACATTGCTCATAGACAGCCTTTCGTTTTCCCTTGCGGTATTATATGTACGAAACGCCACCCGATCATAAAATCAGGATAAAAAAATACCGCACTTAATGCGGTCTGTTCCGCTATGAGTCATTGGTGTGTTGAGCACCGTTAGCGGAATAATATAACAAAAAAGCCTGTGTTGTAAACAGGCTTTATCAAATTCTTTCATTTTCAATTTTGTAGGGTGATCGGGCTTCAACAACCGCTTGGTTTTCTGAAATTGACCAGTTTCGACACTGGGCGTCGGGAGGTTCGAAAGCCTGTAAAGGTTAGGCTGGAGTTATTCCCCGAAGGTCTTTTATTCCTCGCCCTCCCGACATTGTCGAGATTTCGGCATAAAAAAAGACCGCACTTTTGGCGATCCACTTACTACCGCCTTTACTAGGTTTCGACACCTTGAGGCGAATAGTAGTTTAGTTTTATAGGGGTGTCAAGTAGAAAATATATTTAAAACTATAAAAAATCATTTGCTAAATATTGTAGTTTAAACTATAATAAATTTGTTTTCAGAAGGGCTGAAAATGAAGAAGCCGCCCTTTGTGAGAGCGGCAAATAAAAAAGGAACTGGATTATGTGTATTAAGCTGTTAATCCTAGTTATTTTAATCTTAGTAAGCCTGCCAGCTTGCTAGATTAGAATCTAAAAGTCCTAGTGGCGGCTGCCACCGTCACTAGGCAGTTCCCAAATAGTATAGCTTGTCGTATTTTTTGTCAATAAAGAGGTTGCTATGGCGATGACTAAAAAAGAAATTCAAGATCGTTCTGATAAAAAACGCGGTGTGCGTATGGTTGGTTTTAAATTGAAAGAAGATATTATCCAGCAATTAAATGCTTTAAGCGAACAAACAGGAAAATCAAAAACGGCTTTAATTGAGGAGATGATTTTGAATTATCATGGTTGATCGGGCTTCAACTACCAATACAAGATGGCGGAACTTATTCCCCTAAGGTATTTTATTAGGTTCTCTCGACCCGATCATAAGTGATCTTTACCTAGATTTTAGGTACAAAAAAACCGCTTTTGAATCGGAGCGTTTGATAACCGACTTGTATTGTTAGTGCGGTTATCTTATCCGTTGATGGCGGTTTTTGTCAATATCTGATTTTATTCGTTTTTACTCAAAATAGGGAATAATCCCTTTGTGATTGAAATAAAGGCAGCAACAATGTTTATGGTGCAAGCTGAAGTAATAATGCCAAATACAGCATCGGAGTGTTTCTCTGGATCGTAATAAAAAATAACAAAACGCATCCAATAAACAGTGCTCGCTATTGCAAAGAGTAATGCGATAACGGCGTAAATAATGCGCAAATTTCGGTTGGTCTTTCTATCACTAACATCTTGCTCTTCAAGTGAATTCGATTTAGTGGGTTGTTCTTGCTCAAATTCACGCGGTGCTTTTGTAAGTTTAGGAGAGATGCTTGGTTTTATCTTTTGATTACGATTAAACTCTGCCATGATACATTTCCAAGTCAGAGATAATAGAGCCTAACTTTCCTTTTTCCCAAGCACCACCTTGAGTATGTGTCATTTCTGAAAGTTGCCAGCCAGTATATTCGCCATAAGCAGTAATAAGCTCATCAAGAAAAAATTCATCTTCGCGATTTAGTCGAGACTCGAAATCGGTACCAAAGCTATTTTTCGCTTTATGTTTAATTTCAGTTCCTTTATTTTTAGCAAATTCATAATACACTGATTGAACAACTGGGCCATATTGCCAACGGATAAATTCGTCATTAAAAAGGCGAGATTTATTATTTTTCAAATACCAAGATTGAGCAAAGAAAAGTAACTTTTGTAATTTCATTGGCGTGAGGTTGGGAATCTTCCCTTCTTGAGCCTTCTGAATAAAAGCATTTGCCACTTGCATTGCTGAATAAGCCATACTTCCTCCTTAAATAAACAGTTTAAAGTATAAAAACCTGCATTTGATGTACAAATACAGGTTGTCAAAGAACAATATATTCAATTCTTCTTAACATTGTGCCACAAAAAGTGTTTTTAAGGAAATACTGTATGTGAAAAATGTTATTTTTCCATCTGTTTGGGATTAACCACAGGCACAAGTGGTTTTGCTGTTGTGCCAGTTGTTGATGTACTACTGCGGTTTTCATTTATCCAGTCGGCTAATTCACTCCAAGCAGCTAAATCTTTCTTAAAGAATTCATCATTGCGTAGATGATGATATTCTTTGATAAAAAATGTCACTTCGCCCTTAATTTTTTCTCTTGTATGGCTATCTAGCACCGCCCAATACTCTTTAACATCGTGGATGCAGGTTAAAACAGGCGTTCCGTTATCGTGTAGGCTGTCTCTAACATAACGGTGTATTAATGTTTGGAATTTATGTAAGGGGATTTTGATGTTAATTTCATTCATTTTCGCCCTCCTTTTTTCTTATGGTGTTTAAAGTGCGGTCGATTTTCACGGAGTTTTAAATTGTCTTGTCGGATTTGTTCCACTTTAATTCTTAGGCGGTCATTATCGCTTTCAAGTTCTTTAATGCGTCTTGATTTGGCAAGATTTTCATTACCTAATTTTTCAAAGTGATATTTATTATTTTCTATTTCCTCTTTGAGGATTATTCGGGCGAGGGATTTTAGTAGGTTCATGGTTTTTCCTGATAATAAAAAAGCTCGCCTAAGCGAGCTGGGTTGAGGGTAATAAAAAAGCCACTGTAAAATACAATGGCTTTCTTAGATATTTGTTGATTTTATCGGTATACCGATTTATAATAATCTCACTTTCAAGGGGAAGCTTGAAAGTGAGCGTGTGGCTTAATCCCACGTTACGAAGAAGGAAAATAAAATGTTAGTTCGCATTTTCCTTATCGTTGTCTTACTACTAATTAGCTTTCCTGCTTATTAATAGGTAACGATAATCTGGGGGAAGTACCAGTTCCCCCAGTTCTTCAAAATTATGGGCTATAAAGATGAAATTGTCAATCAACGAAATTAAAGCGCGTTCAGATGAAAAACGCGGCGTAAAATCGAAGTCTTACAAGTTGCCATTAGCAACCATTGCTGAAATTGAACAACTCAGCAAACAACACGATATTCCACAAAACCAACTGATTATTCAGGCGGTTGAATTGTGGAAGCAATCGCGCTAAATGGAGCCTCTATTTACGGATTTGATTTCTTCAGAGGGTTATACAAGCTATCTTTCCCTCTAAAATGGAATATCATCATCAAACCCGTCTTGTTCTGCCGCTGCGCTTAATGGATCGGGTTTTTCTTTGTCTTTGCTTGGCTGTTGTGTTTCATTGCTTGCCTTGCTGTCTAGCATTTCAAAGGATTGTGTCGCTACTTTAAGTGCGGTGCGATTATTGCCGTTTTGGTCTAGCCAGCTTTCCTGTACCAGTTTCCCTGTTACACAGATTTTTGAGCCTTTTTGTAGATATTGTCTTGCTACATCAGCAGAATTGCCATGCACCACAATAGGTATCCAATGCGTACGTTTAACTGTATTACCTTGTTTATCTCGGTAATCATCGCCGATAGCAAGATTAAATGTGGCAATTTGCCCGCCATTTTGGAATTGGCGGATTTCTGGGTCACTGCCTAAATGACCGACTAATATCACGGTGTTGGTATTACGTGCCATTAGCGCATCTCCTGTATGAGTTGTTGATAATATTCTTGAGCAATTTCTACCCGCTCTTTGATTTTCTCGATGATTTTCTCATCACGTTTAATTGTGACGGTGGTGATACGTTTTTCTTGGGGGATTTGCTCAACCAAGTCAATGTATCTGTTTGGGTCGTCATAGCTTGATAATTGGTCATAAGGAGTGGGGAGGAGGACAAAATCAATTTGCGCCTCACTACAATCCCATAGCCACATATAGCCTTGCATTTGTGCGTCATAACCCGCTTTTTTCGCTTTTTCTTCCGCCTCATCAGCAAAAAAAGGGTGTGAACCAATATCCCAAGAGCATTTAGTATCTATGATTAATTTTCGACTTGGCACATAAATATCGCACTCGCCTGTAATCCAATCGTTTTCACGCCTTTCCGTGTTCTTTTTAAGAGGTAATCCACGCTTACGACCGCTTAACTTAATGGCTTGTTCTTCTAGTGCGATACCTTTCTCGGTGTATTTATTCCCCTCAAAATCTCGATAACCGAATAAATCAAATTTCACTATCTTTCTCACCGCACTTTTAGCGGTAGCAGAAATTCCGTTACCGCTTTTAGGCTTTACCATTAAATCAGCCAAGCCAGAGCATTTAGCTTTGAGTTGGTACATTTCCATTCTCAATCGCCTCCAACTCCGCAATCTGCTCTTGGCTAAATTCATAAGCCCCACTATCACAAAGCTCTTGTAGGGTGGTTTCGCCGTTGGCAATGCTTTGTTTGCATTGTTCGAATGTGGCTTCATCAACAACCGCTAAAAATTCCGCCTCTTGAATATTGTCGGTGTAGTTGAATTCTTGATTTTCTACATCTTTCACAACGGCTTGGTCGGCTAATACGGCTTGTTGCATTTCAACAGAGAGCGGGGCTTGTTTTGATAGCAATAACTTAGTTACAGTTTTTAATGCCATTGCCTCGAAGTTATCGTGCCATACGCCATAGCCTTTTTTAAATGTTTGACTGTAGCGTTGAGCGTGTTTGACGATGTCATCGTGACTCATATAGAGTTCAGCCGAAAAATCGTTTACTAGTTTAAAATAGGCGTAATAGCCGATTGGATTTTCGTTTTGCTCGGGTTCTTGCTCCCAGTCGAACTCAAAACCATTAATAAAATCTTTTTTGATAAGTTGCTTTTTGTACACAGGCAATGCGACTAAGCGTTTAAATTGCCCGCTACGTTGTGCCAGTTGGATAAAACCTTTATAGCCAATTTGGAATTGCGCTTCGGTTTTCTTTTCCTTGTTGTTTCTGAAAGGGACGATGTAGGCAAAGCCTAAGCCATTTTGTAGTGGCAAATTCAGTGTCGCAGCCATACAGGCCGCATTAAAAATGCTCATTGGGTCTGCTGTTTTAAGCATTGAATTGCTGTTGGCGATTTGCATGACACTTGTTGCAAAAGTGGCCGCATTTTTGCCAACAAGTTCCTTAATCTTATTTTGCACATTCGCACTTTCAAAAAATGTTTTAAGTGCAGGTGGCTGTTTATTTTGTTGATGTTGGACTTGGTTTGTCATCTCGCCCCTCCATTAATCTGGGTCATAATCATTCATTCTGTCGTTTAATTCACGCTCTGCGATTTTCTTAATCGCCTCTTGTCTATAAGGCTCATAACTTGCACCGCTACCAATAGCGAGCCAGAAATTATCGTTATCGCACAACATTTCCGTGAGTTCGTGATAATGCGTTTGATCGCCTTGTTTTAAATCATTGTCGATTTCAGTAGCGACTTCATCTAAAGCGATTTCATAGCCTGCTTGCCAATCCACTTTACGTTGGTGAGCCGCATCAAGTTGAGCGTAGTGATCAGCGTAAGGTTTCATTGTTTACTCCAAGTGCGGTTAATTTCTGCTTGTTTTTGTGCGGTGTAATCCTGCAGTTCTTTTTCTGCTGCCAGTGTAAGATTAGGCGGTAAACATACACCGTTTTCATATATGCCCCCTTTCAGTTCACATCGGGTTTCTTGTTGGATTTGTTGGCTTAATTCGTTATCGTGCCAATCGGTGGGGTGGGCATTGGCGTGTAGGCTAATCCCACCCACAATCATGGCAATAATCAAGGCGGCGAGAAAATAGCAGATTCTGTTTAGCCATTTTTCACTGCCTTTCATAAAGTGCGTGAAGCTTTGTTTTTCTTGGCGTAATGGGGTTTTCGAGTGTTTCATTTGGGGCTCCTTGTTAGATATTAAGCATTTTTTCTTTTGCGATTTTGCAGCTGTCTTTTTTGATTTCAAAGCCATAGGACGGGCGGTTAAGCTCTCGTGCGGCGCGTAGCGTGGATGCACTGCCAGCAACTGGATCAATCACTACATCGCCCTCATCGGTAAAGATTTCGATGAGGCGTTTTAACACGGCAATGGGCTTTTGTGTCGGGTGCAGTTTAGGGATTTCCTTGCGGTTGTCCTTTTCCCATTCGAACCAGTTTTTAATCATTTTGCCGTTGTTGTTAAATTTCGGCAGTTTATCGCGGTATAAAATCAAGGCATATTCTGTTGCGCCGACGACTTTCATATTCGCTTTGAGCACCTGTGGTGATGATGATTTAATAAACACCAAAGGGATGTGATTTTTAAAGCCGTGCTGCTTGGCGTAATCAATCACCATTGAGATTTGCTGGAAAGCGCAGAACACAATCATACAAGGGGCTTTGCCGCGTTCTTTCGGTTCTTTGATGAGCATTTTTGAACAAAAATGCATAAATTCGGCAATGCGGAAATCTTTATCTGTATCAAAAAAACTACTGTTGGCTTTGTCGCTTTCGCCGTTTTTGTTATCGCCGTTTACATACCATTCAGGGTTTGAAGCGTAAGCATTATTACCGAGATTGTAGGGAATGTCGGCGATGACTAGCTGCGCTTTTGGGATGTGGTAGCGTTTGTAGTTTTGGAAGTGATCGTTGAATAATTCGGTTTTCATTTTTGTTTCCTTTTTAGTCGATTTGTTGAATTTGGGGTGTAACAATCCGCCACACGGATTTCTTGCGAAAAGTGCGGTCGGATTTTGTGGTGTTTTACGCGTTAAAAGATATTTTTTTAATTTGCGTTAGTGATGGATTTTCTATTTGTTGTGCGAGCAGTTTTTCGCCCTCGTGTAAAAAATAAGAAAATTCACTAAGTAGGCTGTTTGCACGGCTGGTAAGCTCGTTGCTTCGGTAATGGCGAGCTATGCCGAGTAAAGCAAATTGTTTTTCTTGATAGCAAATAACTTTCTCTGCCAGTTTTTGAGCCAGTTTTGCATGTTTCATAATGGCATCGAAAATATATTCAGGGATAATAACTTCTTCGCCTTTTTTAAATAAACCATCAAGATTTAGGGTAAGAAAGTGAATGTATTTAATGGCTTGAGAAAGTTGTTCTTGAGAAAGTTCATCAATGTGTTCGACGCCAAATTGTTGATGAATCAGTTGATAAACTTCAGAATAGATGAGCCCTTTTTTATTCACTAAGAAGCTGACGGCATTGCGTAAGCCAGTGCGGTCATCGACGGTGGTTTTTTGTTGTGGTTGGTTGCGGTGCATAGCCAAGAATGCACGCAATACGATCAAGTGGAATTTTGGGCTAATCCACATTGCGTAGGAAAGCACTAATTCTTCGCAAGCCCACGTACCTTGCTTTGAAATATCAGAACCGCCACGAATTGTTTTTAAAGCGAAGATCGTTTTTGTGCTTCGGTCATTTTCAATCTCTTTTATCAGTTCTTTAGTTTGTTCATTACGAGCAAATAAACTTGGACGATGTTTTTCTAATCCGCCACTTGCGATATGAAGGTCATTTAATGAAAAAAGATTTTCGTATGAACGAATAGAAGTTTTGAGAATTGTTAAGTTTGACATTTTTATGCCCCTATGAGTTAGTTCTTTATTCGACCAACCTTAGTAGGGTTGATCGGGCTTCAACTACTGCTCATAGACAGCGGAGCTTATTCCCTTTCGGTATTTTATTAGGCTCTCTAGACCCGATCATCGAAAGTTGCAGATCTGCAACTTTTAAATTTTAGGCATAAAAAAACCGCTATGCTTTCGGGTGCGGATAGCCGCTATGAGTTTGTAGTGTGGTTATCTTAATCCGAAGTTTGGGGCGGTGTCAAATGTTTAACGGTATTTATCTGCCTCTATCATTGTTTTCAATTCAATCACTTTTCCCATTAATGCGAGAATAAACAATTCTTTTTCTTGTGCGTTCAGCTGTTTATAATGGGTATTGAGAAGTAATAATGCATCAGGCGAATTCAAATCCTGATCTATTTTTAAAATATATTTATTGAGGTTCATATGATTACCTTTAGTCATGATTGTCCATACTGTAAGAAAAAGAATGTAGCCTTTGAAGTGGGCGATTTTGGAAAACGTGAACAACGTCATGCTGGCTATGATGTTATCGCCATTCTTGGCACCTGTAATAATTGTGGTGGCGGAATTGTTACCAATGTTAAAACCTCCCGATTTAGGGGCGATCTAGGATATGGGCAGTCAGAATCTGAGCGCATTCAGCACATCTTAGAAAAACATCATGGTGAAAAATATTCACTTGAGGAAATTTTGCCGCGTCGTGAATTTGTTTTTTATCCGCAGCCAGCAAAACCTGAAATTCCAGAATATTTACCGCGTGATTTAGAACATGCCTTTGTGGAAGCGGAAGATTTGTATGGCTTGGTTGAAGAAAACAAGTTTATCAAACAAGCTGGCAGTTCATACCGTGCGATTATTGAACTTGCTTTATCAAAATTGGACAATAACCCACAAGATAAAAACCTTAATCAGCGAATTAATCAACTTGCAGATCAGGGGAAATTATCGCCAAGTATGAAAGATTTTGCACATCGTATCCGTACGTTAGGGAATGGTGCTTCGCATGCGTTACTTGAATTTTCTCCTCAAGATTTAGAGGATATTCGGTTATTTACTCGATTATTCCTCATTTATGCTTTCACGCTTCCTGCTATGATTCCAAAGGAAGAAAGTTAGATAAAAAATACCGCCTTTCGAGCGGTCAGTGGAGTAGTGCAATCAGTCTATGCTGATTTTGTCTAGAATAGAGTGCCTTTCTTTATACTTGTAAGGCTCAAGCCCTTATTGTCACCACAACACATAAGGAATATAATTTCCCCAACCACAACACAAATAAGGAGAAATTATGAATAAAGCAAAAGCCGATACATTAGCATTGCTTTTGGCGAGAGATATTGCTAAAACATCTAGCTCATCAACAGCATTGCCATTTACCTACTTAAATCGAAATTCAGCTGAGAGCATTGCTGATTTTGTTGAGATGTTATCAAAACGCTTTGAAGCATTAGATGATAGCGTATCACTTCCTCATATTCTCAATGCTTATAAGAATCAATCAGATAAATAGCATCACAAATTGATTTGGCTAGTTTATCTGGGGGAAAATTAGTATTTTTTGCTGCACTTTCTAATACAGCCTGTTTGATTAGTTCTTTATCGTTATCAGATAGGCTGTTTTCTTGTTTTTCTTCCATTTTTAACCTCGTTTGTTTTATTGTTACCATTTCAAAACACACTTCATCTATCATTCGCAACGGTTTCACGTGCCGTTGTGTCTCTGTACTAGCAAATGTGTTTTGAAATGTGATATTGCGTTTAGCTTTTCCCACCGACTGGCTTCGTTTCTCATTACCGCAATATCTCACACTCATTGGTGCAGGGCTTTTAATCTGCAACTGGCGATTTTCACAAATGGCATTTCACGAGTGTGTTTTTTATCCAAATTGTCTAAAATTGTGATGATTATCACTTACTTAAGTGAATTTTTTGACTATACTAATAATTAACCTTGCAAGCCATGATTTTTCCTTAACCGGAATATAAATAGAATGATGGATTACGCCATCTACGGTTGCTTGGGACATTGCTTTTAGCTTTTCTTCCGCTTCTTCGAATGAATGGGCGTAAACATCTGTCGCCCACCTTTTGCCGTCGAAGTAATAAGAAATCGCATAGCGTTTCATTTCATCTTGCATAAGGAATTACCTATATGTATTTTCAAATATTTAAAGGTGTAAATAATCAGTGGTATTGGCGACTAAAAGCCGCTAATCACGAAATCATTGCCGTTAGTGAAGGTTATACAACCAAACAGAACTGCCTACATTGCATTCATCTTGTTATGGACACTAATCGCAATACACCAATTTATGAATCTTAGTAACCTAGCCCTGTTTATCGGGGCTTTTTTTCATCACAATTTTTAAAGAGCGTTGAGATGTTGGTTATATGTATCTCGTTTTGACGACATTGATTTTAAGTTATCTTAAATACATAAGCAACAAAAATTTAAGATTTTTTATTATTTTATTTAAGTAAACTTAATTGCATAGCCCAAAAGCCACTTTGTGGCTTTGATTTATGCGTATTTTTGAGTGTATTGAAGTGCGGTTTGGAGAGAATTCAGAAAGGATGTCACATATTGTGGATTATTTTGCAGCCAGTTTTCGTATAGTGACTTATTTTTGATAAGATGCTGGATTTCTGGAGATTGATACCATTTCTTAAATAGCTTTCTAAGCGGAGGCTTTTCTTTTACTACATCGGATCCTCTATATTCATTAATGACTTGAACTAAATCAAATTTTTCCCCGGTATTAATATCTAACCTTGTTGTGATATCTAATGAAGTCTGCAATGAGATGATCGTTGATTTGGGTATTTCATTCATTTCCCAAAACGAATCTTCTTCATCTTTATTTAGTAAGTACTCGAATAGTAACTGATCGGGGGGGAGTTCTGTTGGCAAGCATACTACATTTGTATTGTTGATGAGATATTCATCTGTGCGATTATCTCCATCAAGAATAATAAGTGATTTTTTCGTAAACTCTGGAATATTATTTTTGATAAATTGTTTGTAGTTTTTACAGCCTATATATATGTCGTCAAGTATATTAAGTTGTTTTTTAATGGTACTATCATTACATAATTTATGTAAAAAATCTCTTGCCTCTTGATCTTCGGTATAAACATTTATACCTTTTGGCGAAAGATATTCATCTGGAATGCAGTCTTGTATATCCGCTTTCATTTTATCTATATCTGAAAGCAGTTTTATTCTTCCATACGCATTTGTTAGATAATGAACCTTGAAATTATTTTCTTGCTCTTTCCTTTTACTTGATTTGTAAAGTCGCTCCATTATCTCAATGGAATGAGATGTAATAATTACCTGTAATTGCAGTTCTTTCGAGTATTTTTCTAGTAAGTTAAGTAGCCTAATTTGTACCGCGCAGAAAAGAGCTGAATCTAGTTCATCAATTAAAATAATCCCTCCTTTATAATTATCTCCCATGTCCTGTTTTAATTTCTTAAACGAGTAAATTGCTTGCAATATCTGGCCAATGTTATCTTCTCCCACTGATACCGATTGATGATCATAACTGTCAGAATGAGCTACAATAGAATTTACTATACCCAAGGTTGTAGTTACTTGAGAAGATCTTTTGGCAAGTATATTGTTATTATCTTTCAAAAAATCTTTGATGTTGTCCTGAATAAATTTTTCATTTTCTTTTTCTTCATATTTTCTTTCTGAAATAGGAAACATTCTTTTCAATCCAAGATAAATTACTGGGTGAGTTACCGCTCTGTCAGTATCTTGGTTATTTCTAAGTCTAGAACGTGGAACCAGCTGCCCATTTTTATTCGTCTCTTGAGTTAGGCGTAACTGTAATTTATCTAGATAAAGCTGATTAATTGCATCATAGACTTCAATGTTAATATCCATTGTGCCTGTAAGATCATACTTTTCAGATAATCTAAAATGTTCCGTTGCATAGGATATAAACTTTTTTCCTGTTAATGTTTTATATGGAATGTTTAAGAATTTTCCTTGTTCATCTACCTGAGAGTAATCTTTATTAAAAGAAAAACATTGTGCAATAATCCCTAGTATTGTTGATTTACAAGTTCCATTTCTACCAGCGATTAATGTAATGTTATCCGCAATAGATAAGTCAATTTCTTTTAACCCGCGGAATGATTTTATATATATTCTTTTTATCTTAGTAAGAGCTTTATCTTTTATCTCTTTAGGAATTATTATTTCTTTTTGAATTGGTGGAGCATATTCATTTATTTCATTCAATAACACTTTAGGAATTCTTCGTTTCTTTATAACTTTTATCGTTGAATCTTTTCTTTGTCTATTAGAAGTTAAACTCAATGTTTTCATTTTTTCAATCATCCCCTTGCCCATAACTTATCTCTTTCTTCTGTAAATTCGATGCTCCACCATCGTTCCTATAATTGATATTTGTTGCTTTAAGCTAGACATTTTAGGGTAATCTGAATTTAAAGGAATTAATTCAAATTGAGTTCGACCATATTCATCTATTTCTAGGGGGCGATATTTTTTAAAGGTTGCTTCATAATCTCCATTAATTGCAACGACAAATTCTCCTGCAACAGGTTGCACCTGTGGATCAATAATAATGACATCTTCCTCTTTAAATTCAGGCTCCATAGAATCCCCAATTATAGAAAGCGCAAAAGCATTTTCAGAAACATCAAGATCTGTAAAGACATAATCAAAATCACCACAACTTTCTTTAAGAGATGATATTCCCGACCATTTTCCAGCTTGAATATAGCTAATTAAGGGGATTTTATTTCCACCAATACTTGCTGGTAATACATTTGACTGCCCATTACCACGCAATAACCAACTAATATCACATTGCAATACGGTTGATAGATCTAAGATATTTTCAGAATTTGGCTTTGTAGTATCTGACTCCCATTGGGATATTGCCACATTTGAGACGCCTTTAATTGCATTAGCTAACTCTTTTTGTGTCAGTTTTAACTCTGTTCTTCTACGCTTAATGCGCTCTCCAATTGTTTCATTGTGCATTGATTACTCCTTGTTTTGTTAAGCGATCTTAACCTTTGTTGCGTTAAAATTCCTTTAATGATAAAATTTAAAGTAATCTTAATTTTCATTTAAGGAATCTTATGTTTAAAGATGATGTTATTGAATTCTTTGGCAACTCTAGAAAACTTGCCAGAGTGTTGAATATTAGTCCAGCCGCTATTTCCCAATGGGGAAAGGTAATCCCTGAAAAAAATGCATATAAATTGCAATACCTAACTAAGGGGAAGTTAAAAGTCGACTCGAATCTTTATTCAAAATCTTGAAAAAAGTCTAAATCTTCCACGGAAAAAGAAAACCACAAAAAGGGGAAAGGAATTATGGCAATGAAACAAACCATTATAGAGATGATTGAGCAGATTCCAGGTGGGAAAAGTGCGGTTGCAGGATTTTTAGGTTTTACTGAAAGCGAATTGAACAATCGTCTTTATCAAACAAAGGGTCAGCGATTCAAAAATGAAGAATTAATTGCGATTCAGCAAGAATATGGCTGCACGCAATTTATTGATGAACTATGCCGTTTGGCTGGTGGGCGTTTTGTACCTGATGTAGCAGAGAATGAATTAGACAAGGTTGAGCTTGCTAATTTACAACTGCACGAGCTTTCCGCACGAGGCTTGTTATTTGCTGCATTAGAAACAGCGTTAGAAGACGGCGAAATCACTTCGAAAGAAGAAGACAAAATACGTCAAGCATTGAGTAAACATTTGGCAGCAACGCAACATTCGATTGAATGTGCGATTGTGTTACACAAGAAATAAAAAAAGCCACGAGGAGATTTCGTGGCTAATTCATTAAGGAATATACAGATGAATCAATTATTAACGATTTCGAAAGAAAACACAAGCACTTTGACGATGAGTAGTCGTGAAATTGCGGAATTAATCAATAAAAACCACAGCGATCTGTGTCGTTCAATCGAAAGACTTATCGCAAAAGAGGTGATTTGGGGGTATCAGCCAATGGCTTACACCCATCCACAGAACGGTCAGACTTATTATGAGTACCATCTAACCAAACGAGATAGTTTAATTGTTGTTGCTCAGAATTGTCCTGAATTTACTGCGGCAATTGTCGATCGCTGGCAAGCGTTGGAAAATCAACAAAAACCAACCGCACTTATTCCGCAATCTTTTTCTGAGGCGTTGATGTTAGCCGCTCAGTTACAAGCAGAAAAAGAGCGTAATGCGCCTAAAGTCGCTTTTGTTGATCACTATGTGGAAGTAGGGACGAGTAAATCATTTCGTGAGACGGCGAAGATTTTAAAAATGCCTGAGCGTGCATTAGTCAATCGCTTGGTGGAAGATAAATATTTGTATCGTCAATCTGGCGTGCTTTTGCCTTATCAATCGGCACGCACCAAAGATCTTTTTACGGTTAAAACAGGTACCGCTGAACACGGTCACAATTACACACAGACACGTGTAACAAGCAAAGGCATTGAATTTATTGCGTCACGTTATGCTTCGGAGTTGATGTTATGAGTATGCGATTAATGGTTCAAGCAATGAATTGTAAGGTTGGTAATCCTGCTAGAAAACTTGTGCTTTTAAAACTGGCTGATAATGCCAATGATGATGGAATTTGTTTCCCAAGTTATCAATACATTGCCGATAAATGCGAGATGACCCGACGTAGTGCAATCAATCACATTGAATATTTAATCAAAATGGGATTAGTAAGCAAAAAAGAACGTAAAAATAAAGATGGTTCCATCTCAAATTTATACTTTTTACACCTTGAACAAGGTAGTGAAAATTTTGCACTGGGTAGTGAAAATATTTCACTAGGTAGTGAAAATTTTGCACTAGGGGGTAGTGAAAATATTTCACCCAGAACCAGTCACTCTTTAGAACCAGTCAATGAACCTAAAAAAACTACGCAAAAAAGCGAAGCCGAAATGTTGCTTGAGCAGTTCGGTATTACCGGACAACTGGCGAAAGATTTTATCGCACACCGCAAAGCCAAAAAGGGCGTCATTAATCAAACGCAACTCAACCGTCTGCAAAAACAGGCGGACAAGGCTGGGATTTCGATTTGTGAAGCGGTGGAAATTTGCATCGAACGCAACTGGCAGGGATTTAACGCATCGTGGGATTGGCGTGATGAAAAACTGCGACCAAATTCACCGCACTTAGGGCAATCACACCGCAACAAACCCAAATTTGACGATACGCAGACAGGCTGGTCTGCAGGAATGAATTTCATAGTGGACGGTACACAATGGCAAATTCCATAACACAAAACCAAATTAACACGCTCCCACCAGAACGCACACAGCGTGCGGAAGAGACGATTAACTGGCTCTTTCAAGAGCTTAAATCGATTTTTCCTGGTTGGCGTGCAGCCTTTGAAACCGAAGCGGATTATCTCTCTGCTAAAAAAACTTGGTTGCGTGTGTTGGTACGAGAAAAAATTACGAGACCTCAGTTGGAGAATGGGATTTGTGAAGCGGAAAAATCGCTTGATAAATTTTTACCTAGCGTAGGGTTGTTTGTTTATTGGTGCAAAGCCTACGACTATCACGCACTAGGTTTACCGAACGAAGCGGAATTATACCAACGTTATAACACTTTCTTAGGCTATGCCCGATTCAATCGGGATGAATTTCAATATCGTTCAAAAGTGGAATTTTGGTTGCTTAAAAATCTGTACGAAAAGTGCAAGAAAAAATCGGAAGAGGACACGTTGAAAGCTATTCCGAAATTACTCACAAAAGCGGCAGAAAAAGTGCGGTCGAATTTTCCTTTTGAGGATATTCCGAAAATGATTCCTGAAAAGCCAAGTTTTTACGATAAAGCGAAGGCTGATAAGGCGCGCGATAGCTTGATGGCAATGATGAAAGGGAAAGGGGCATTGCAATGACAAGCTATAAATGCCCAAAGTGCGGTGCGGAATTAGAGGATTTTTATACGCCAGATTATTTTATATCGAGCAGCGAATGGGATGACGATCGTTTTCGCTGTAACGGTCACTTAATTGAGCCGATACCGTTTCCGCAGGTAAGTAAATACAGTGCAGTGAATCGAACAAAATCTTGCGGTTATTTTGGGTTGGAAGATTTAGGTGTGGAGTACAAAGAATGAGTTTTGCGATGTTATTCAAGCGTTGGGAATGATGTGATGAGCCAATATAAACCTTTCTTTTTACGTGATCAACGCATTAAAAATAATTGCTTGGATTTAATCAAGGAACTGCCAACAGACGATAAAAAGCCGTTGGTAGTCAAAATCCAACCAATAACACGGAATCTTGAGCAAAACGCCAAGTTTCACGCTATGTGCCAAGATGTGGCAAATCAGGCGGAATTTATGGGGCGTAAGCTCACAATGGAGCAGTGGAAAGTGTTGTTTATTTCGGGTCACGCAATCGCCACAAACCAAAAAGCAGATGTTGTGCCAGGTCTTGAGGGGGAATTTGTGAATATCCGTGAAAGTTCGGCTCAAATGAGCGTGAGCAGAATGGCGAGCCTAATCGAGTATGTGACCAGTTGGGGCGTGCAAAATGGCGTGAGATTTAACGATAGATGGGGATTTAAATGAAACGCTTAAACGATGATGAGATTTTGGAGTTAAAAATTGTACTTTTGATTGCGGCAGTTTGGGTAATGTTTAATATGGTGTTTGGCTAATGGCGAAAGAGTATAAATGCAAAGTTTGCGGCAAAGCGTTTGTAAAAACCTTTAGCTCGACACAAAAAGTTTGCTCGCCTGAATGTGCGATTAAATTAGCCCGAGATAATGCGCAAAAAGCACAGGAACGAGCAGAGAAGAAAAAACAAAGGGAACGTAAGGCTAAATTAAAAAGCCGTTCAGAATGGCTGAAAGAGGCGCAATCGGTCTTTAATAAATTTATCCGTTTACGAGATAAAAATGAACCCTGTATCAGTTGTGGTCGGTATCATCAAGGCAAATATGACGCTGGGCATTATCGGAGCGTTGGGGCGTGTCCTGAATTAAGATTTTGCGAAATTAACTGTTTTAAGCAGTGCGTACCATGCAATCAGCATAAAAGCGGTAATGTCATTGAGTATCGAATTAACCTTGTGAAGCGTATCGGTGCAGATAAGGTGGCGTGGTTAGAACGGCAAGACCACGAACCAAAGAAATACACCATTGAAGATTGTAAGGCGATGATTAAGTATTACAAGGAAAAAATTAAAGAGCTGGAAGGAGAGTAGAATGTCGTATAGCGTTGAGAGAGTGTTGGAAAAGTGGGGTAATTGCTGGGGTAGAGACAGAATTGGCACAGAATACCCAAGTACCACAATTTCTATTCCTGTTTTACCTACCGTGCGCAAGGCTCACATTCGATTCTTAACGGATGACGAATGCTTAAAAATTGAGGAGCAGATAATGAATCTTCACGAGGATAGTTTGCTGCAATACCAAATCTTAATGGCACTATACGTTCAACAAGCGAAAGAGCGAGATATTTGTACCGCACTTCATATTTCCCCTGCGCATATGTATCGTGAGCGTGCTAGGGGTGTAAGATTCCTAAAAGGTGCATTTACTGGGGCGAAGATTAAATTTATGTTTTTGGGATAAATAAATCTAAATCAGATCTATATAGATTTTTTATTTGAGAATTTGATAGGGCATCCTGAATTTGAGATGTAGATCACAAAATTAGAAAAAACTTTGATTAAAAACTTAAAGAATTATTTTTTATTCCATAGAATGAATGCAAAATTTATTCTAGAGGAAATAAAAATGAGCGATCAAATTTTCAAAGAAAAAATATTATCTCACTCTCAACATGTAATTAGAGTAGGGCAACACTGTTCAACTGAAGAAACAACAAAGCAAGCTTTAATTCTTCCATTTCTTGATATTTTAGGCTTTTCGGCTTATGACCCTACTAAAGTAAAAGCTGAGTATGCTGCCGATTTTGCTGGAGCAAAGAATGGTGAACGGGTAGATTATGCCTTATTTTGTCATGATGTTCCCGTTATGTTTATTGAGGCTAAATCTTACAATGAAGATCTCTCAAACCATTCTCCACAATTAGCACGCTATTTCAATGCAACTCCAGAAGTTGCAGTTGCAGCAATTAGTAATGGTCGTGAATGGCGATTTTTCACAGATCTAAAAGATAAAAATATTATGGATGATGTGCCATTTTTGCGCATTAATTTTGAATCGCTTGACGAAACCAAAATATTCCAATTATCTCAATTTTGTCATGATAAATTTCAGCCTGAAGCGTTACGAACATTGGCTGAAGAAAGTATATATCTATCAACATTTACAAAAACAATATCTTCGTCATTAAAAGAGGTTGATTGTGAGTTTGTCCGTTATATAGCTAGCCGTTCCAATATTGGAAGACAGTTGAATCAGCGGTTTATTGAATCTATAACACCAATAGTAAGACAAGCAGTTGAAAAGGCTGTTAGTGATATGGTTGTTTCTGGATTATCAAAAAAACCTATTGATATAGAACCTGTTGAGGTTACTGAGGTGGAATATAATGATGAAAAAGCAGACGTTGTAGATCCTGATAACTGTAAAATTGTCACCACATATACCGAAAGACAAGTTTTAGAGTATGTCACAATGATTATTGGTAGCGATACAGATTTAGTTGCCAAAGATACCGAGAGTTATTTTGGTATTTTATATCAAGGAAAATCTAATAGATGGATTTTACGTTATTATGATAATAAGCAACGCCCTTCAATCGTTATCCCTATTGACTTAACTCCTGAGCATCAAAAAGAAATTATTAGAGCTGGGTTAGAGATTTCAGGCAACCAAATTATTATTGATTACCCAGAGAATATTTTAAGATTAAGTGGCATTATTCGTGATTGTTTCGAGTATTGCATTAATGACGAAAATTTTAGAAAAAAATCGCAATAAAGCTCTCAAAAGCCTGTTTACAAAGCAGGCTTTTTTCATTATTATTTTCATTAAGGCTCGTAACCTTAAAACAAAGCGGAAGTCCGCACCCGATAGCATAGCGGTTTTTTATGCGTGAAATTTAGCAACCTTGTTTGTTTATTGCCATTAAACATTCATTACGCATAACCACATCTTATCTATGCCGAGAGGGCGGAGAATAAAATACCCGAAAGGGGAATAATCCCGGCCGTTCTTTGTTTCGGTTTACGAACCTCTTGGCGACCCTATTAGGTCAAATCTTCGTAAAATAAAACAAAGGAGTCAGAAATGGCTAATCAAATCTCAACTCAAACAGTATCTTTTAACAATCAATCCTTGATTACCATTGAACAAAACGGCGTACATTATGTTGCAATGAAGCCTATTTGTGAAAATATCGGCATTCAATGGGAATCGCAATACAATCGAATTAGACGTGACGATGTGCTAAATTCAGTTATATTCATCATGAATATGACTGGAAGCGATAGTAAGAATTATCAAATGATCTGCTTACCAATCGAATATTTAAACGGTTGGTTATTTGGTATTGATATTAATCGTTGTAAACCTGAAATCCGTGACACATTAATCAAATACAAAAAAGAGTGTTATCAAGCGTTACATGATTATTGGTTTAATGGCAAAGCAGAACGAAAAACCACGGTAGATGATCGCACAGGCCTGCGTAATGCCGTTAGCTTCTTAGTGAATAAAAAAGGGCTCATCTATTCTGAAGTTTATCAACTGATTCATCAACAATTTGGCGTCGAACACATTGATGAACTTTCTCAAGAACAACTTTCTCAAGCCATTAAATACATTCACTTTCTTACCCTAAATCTTGATGGTTTATTCAAAAAAGGCGAAGAAGTTATCATCCCTGAATATATTTTTGATGCCATTATGAAACATGCAAAACTGGCTCAAAAACTGGCAGAGAAAGTTATTTGCTATCAAGAAAAACAATTTGCTTTACTCGGCATAGCTCGCCATTACCGAAGCAACGAGCTTACCAGCCGTGCAAATAGCCTACTTAGTGAATTTTCTTATTTTTTACACGAGGGCGAAAAACTGCTCGCACAACAAATAGAAAATCCATCACTAACGCAAATTAAAAATATCTTTTAACGCGTAAAACACCACAAAATCCGACCGCACTTTTGAAAAATTGTGCGAAGAATGGATTTTGCATAAAAATTATAAAAACACTTGATTACTTGCAAGTGAAAGTGTACTATTCTCTGTAAGTTGCGGTTTTAGCGCATAGCAAACGCACAAAAGAATTTTACAGCCCTGATCGGAAACGGTCGGGGCTTTTTTATTGCCTAAAGAACAGGCGGGAGAAAATATATGCCAATTAAAGAGCCTGATGTGTGGGCGTTAATATGGTCTTGGTTGCAAACAAATCTTAGCTCTAGCTCAGCACAGAGTGCTTTTTGGGCGTTATTTATTTCTCTTTTAAGATTTGGGTTTATGCGTAAAAAGCCAGCTATTCGTTATGTTTTAATTGATGCGGCTATGTGTGCCTCTATTGCGGGTGTTGCGGTACCAATTTGTACGCATTTATTTGGGCATACAGAATATTCTTCATTTCTCGGTACGATGATTGGTTTTGTTGGTACTGAAAAAATTCGCGAAGTTCTTATTTAAATTCATTAATCGGAGAATTGAAAAAGATGACAATGATGATTTCCGAAGTAGACATTTAATAAAATTTTTCCACACGCAGTTAAAGGTGTTTATCAAGCTATTTCGACGCAGATAGAAAAAGCAGGTTGTGTGAATAAGATGCAGCAAGCGATGTTTTTAGCTCAATGTGGACATGAAAGTGGCGGATTTACAAGATTTAAAGAAAATTTAAATTATTCTTGGTCTGGGCTTTCTAAAACTTTCCGTAAATATTTTCCCGATCCCTCTTACTAGCGAAGAAATATGAGCGTAAACCTGAGTTAATAGCCTAATCGTGTTTATGCTAATCGTTTGGGTAATGGCGATGAGAAAAGCGGAGATGGTTGGAAGTATCGTGGTCGTGGACTGATTCAGATTACAGGTAAGGATAATTATGCCGCGTTTAGAAAATGGTTAGGTAGAGATATTCAGCCAGAAGATGTGGCAGGGAATTTAGATTTATCTGTTAAAACTGCTGTGTGGTATTGGAAGTGCTATGAGTTGGCTGAGCTTAATTCTGTCGAAAAAGTCACGCGAAGAATTAATGGTGGACTAAATGGCATTGATGAGCGTTGCAAGCTCTATCGAGCATTAATGGTAACGGATAATGACTAAGTACATTTACATGGCGTTAGCGGGTGTTGTCGTGGTTTTGATTGGTGCATTGCGTTACCAATCTAGCGTTATAGATGAGTTGGAAATAACGACAAAGCAACAAGAAAATACTATCCAGCAACAAGAAGATGCTAACAAATCATTAAGTCTTGCGTTACAACAAGAGCGTTATGCCGTTATTGAGCAACAAGAGCGTAATGATGAAATAGAAAGGATGGCAACAGAAAATGCTGAATCAGTTAAAACAATCATTAAGACTCAACCTTGCGCTCACACTCGTTTGCCTCAGTCTGTTCTTGACCTCTTGTACAAATAAAATCACGACTAAAGCAGAATATATTTATCCGCCTCAAGCCTATACTGCACCTTGTGTCAAAACAGCATTTACTGGAGAAACATACGGCGATGTAGTCATACAGCTTGTTAAGGTAACCGCAGAGCGAGATAAGTGCGCAAGCCAAGTAGATAATCTCAATAAGTGGATTAATCAAGCAAAAGGCGGTAAATAGATTAAAAATCTAATTGAGCGGAATTAATGCCAAGTGCTGTCGCTATTTTAATGCGAGTGCTTTTACGCAAGGTCTGTGAATTTTCGTGTTGTGAATAAGCAGCTTGAGAAATTCCTAAACGGCTTGCCACTTCAGCTTGGGTTAAACCTAAGTGTTCACGCCAAGCACGCAATGCAGAATAATCGTTCAATAAAGCTAATTTGGCGACAGATTCAGGGATACCTGTTTCAATAGGGTCTGAAAAATTAGCTTTTTCTTTTAGCCAGTTAAGCGTAGCAATTGGCATAACAGCAAAAGCAGGTACGCCTTGCTCATTATTGATATATTGGATATTAGTAAGTGCGTTCATCTCTTTTTTTAACCTCTTCAATAGAAACAATGCTCATTGTATTACCTACGATATTAAAGAAAATTCGGTAATCGCCAACTCGATAACGATATTCATAAGTATGGTTTGTTAGTGCCTTAATGTTAGTGCAATCAGGAAAATTTTTGAGCATTTCGCATTTCTCAATAATGTGGGCTTTGCTCGGGATTTTTCTTAATTGCTTTAATGCTTTTGGTTGGTAGATGAGTTCTTTCATAGTAACAAGACCAATTGTTTATGAAGAGCATTTTATAAGATTTATAAGTTTTTACAAGTTATTTTAAGGATTTTCTATGTCAGACGTGAAAGGAAAATCTACGTCTGGTCGTGGATTAACACCTAAACAAGAAAAATTTTGCCAGCTTTATATTGAGCTGGGGAATGCCAGTGAAGCATATCGGCAGAGTTATGATTGCTCAAAAATGACAACTGAAGTTATCAATGTTAAGGCAAGTGAGTTACTTAATAAGAACGGTAAGATTACGGTAAGGGTTGAAGAACTAAGACAAGCCCATCAACAACGCCATAATCTTACCCTAGATAATATCATTGCGGACTTGCAAGAGTATCGTGATATTTGTATGGGAAGAAAGCCACTTACTATTACCACTGTGGTAAAAAATGCTCAAGAAGGAACGGCACAAAGCGTTAATACCGAATGTTTCGTTTTTGAACCGACAGGTGCAAATAAAGCCCTTGAATTGCTTGGGAAGCATTTAGGGATGTTTACCAATAAAGTTGATGTAACAACCGATGGCAAGCCATTACCTACTGTGATTAATGTGACATTTAGCGATGAGCCAGCTTAATATTCAATTTCCTACGAAATTCCGACCGCTCTTTGAATCTATTTGGCGGTTTATTATTTTCTACGGTGGGCGAGGTTCAGGTAAAAGTTTTAGTATCGCTAGAGCATTAGTATTGCGAGCCTATCAATCGCCTGTTCGGGTTTTGTGTTGCCGTGAAATTCAGAAATCGATTTCTGATTCGGTTATTCAGATGTTGGCAGATCAGATTGAAATGCTTGGCTTGCAAGCCTTTTTCGATGTACAGAAAACGCAAATTATCGGGCAAAACGGTTCACGCTTCACGTTTGCGGGGCTGAAAACTAACATTACTTCGATTAAGTCGATGACGGGCATTGATGTAGTTTGGGTAGAAGAAGGCGAGAATGTTTCAAAAGAAAGTTGGGATATATTGATTCCAACAATTCGTGAAGACGGTTCGCAGATTATTGTGAGCTTTAACCCGAAGAATATTCTTGATGATACCTATCAGCGTTTTGTGATTCATCCGCCTGAGCGGTGTAAATCGGTCTTAGTGAATTGGCAAGACAACCCATATTTTCCGAAAGAATTAATGGAAGATATGGAGCAGATGCGTGAGCGTGATTACGAGCTTTATCGTCACGTTTATGAGGGCGAGCCTGTGGCTGATTCCGATTTAGCCATTATTAAGCCTGTATGGATTGAATCTGCGGTGGATGCGCATCTCAAACTTGGTTTTACTACTAAAGGAATGAAGAAGGTTGGTTTTGATGTGGCAGATGAGGGGGCAGATGCGAACGCGAATGCCTTTGTTCACGGTTCTGTGGTGCTTGGTGTTGAAGTTTGGAAGAATGGCGATGTAATTGATTCCGCCAACCGAACAAATCAAAGTGCGGTCAAATTTAAAGCTGATTTGATTATATTCGATAGTATTGGCGTGGGGGCAGGAGTAAAAGCTCACTTTAAACGCTTGCCAAAATCTTTACAAGTGGAAGGATTTAATGCTGGTGGTGCAGTTGCTTATCCTGAGCGTGAATATATCAAAGACAAAAAGAATCAAGATATGTTTTCGAACATTAAAGCCCAATCTTGGTGGGCGTTGCGAGATAGATTCTATAAAACCTATCGAGCAGTAAAGTATGGGGATGTTTATCCTGACGATGAACTGATAAGCCTATCGAGCAAAATCAAAGAGCTTGAGTATTTGAAAGCAGAATTATCACGTCCCCGTGTTGATTATGACAATAACGGGCGGGTAAAGGTTGAAAGCAAAAAGGATATGAAAAAACGTGGCATACCTTCTCCAAATATGGCGGATGCTTTAGTTATGTGCTACGCCCCGACAAAACCTAAATCACTACTGGATTTATAAGATGAATATTTTAGATGGCATCAAATCACTTGCGCTAAAGTTAGGCAGTAAACAAGACCAGACATATTATGCTCGTGGGCTTAGCTTAACCGATGACTTAATGCAAATCGAAGCATTATGGCGTGATAACTGGATTGCAAATAAGGTTTGTATTAAACGTTCGGAAGATATGGTGCGTAATTGGCGCGATATTTTCTCGAATGACTTGAAATCTGAACAGCTAGACGAGTTCACTAAGCTTGAACGCAGATTAAAACTGCGTGAGACATTAACTAAAGCGTTGCAATGGTCTAGTTTGTATGGGGCAGTGGGTTTATTGGTTGTTACTGACACAATTAACATCACTTCGCCATTGCAGCCTACAGAACGATTAAAGCGGTTGATTATCTTACCTAAATGGAAAATCTCACCTACAGGACAACGAGATGATGATGTGTTTTCGCCAAACTTTGGTCGATATAGTGAATATACCATTATTGGTGGCACACAATCTGTTTTAGTGCATCATTCACGTTTATTAATTATCAATGCCAATGATGCACCTTTATCTGATAATGATGTTTGGGTGTATCAGACCTTGAAAAGATTATTGATGTACTTAAACGCTTTGATAGTGCCTCAGCGAATGTCGGCGACCTTATTTTTGAAAGTAAAATCGATATTTTTAAAATTGCAGGGTTATCTGACAAGATTTCAGCTGGGTTAGAAAATGATGTGGCTCATGTCATTTCAGCGGTGCAGTCGATTAAATCAGTAACGAATAGTTTGTTGCTTGATGCGGAAAATGAGTACGACCGAAAAGAGCTATCTTTTGGTGGGTTAAAAGACTTACTGACAGAGTTTCGCAATGCGGTGGCAGGTGCGGCAGATATGCCAGTCACCATTTTGTTTGGGCAATCTGTTTCGGGATTGGCAAGTGGAGATGAGGATATTCAAAACTACCACGAATCCATTCATCGATTGCAAGAAACAAGATTGCGTCCTGTGCTTGAAGTGCTTGATACATTACTATGCAATGAATTATTTGGTGGGCAACCTGATGACTGGTGGTTTGAATTTTTACCATTGACGGTGGTTAAACAAGAACAACAAGTCAATATGCTTAATACCTTTGCTACAGCGGCAAATACGTTAATTCAAAATGGCGTAGTAAATGAATATCAAGTGGCAAACGAACTCCGAGAAAGTGGTTTATTTGCTAATATCTCTGCTGATGACATTGAGGAAATGAAAAATGCTGATGAACTTGCCAGAAATTTTGAAGAACCAGAAGGCGAAAGCACGCAAGTTCAAGCCAGTGAAGATGAGCAAGAGAACGGAGCTTTGGTATAGACAACAGCTTAAGCAGTTCGTCAAAACAATGACCGATGATGTAGAAAGAGCCATGCAACAACCGCAAGGCTCTTTTTTTATGGATGATGCGAAAGGGTTCCAAGCGATTAGTGCGAAAGCACTGATGAAAGTATTAGAAAAGTACGAAAAATCAGACCGCACTTCACAAGCTGAAAATATCGCCAATGGCTTCGTTGGTCGTGGTGATGCACAAAACCATGCTGAAGTATCAACCAATTTGAAAAACCAAACTGGCATCGATTTATCCGCTTATTTACGCAATAGTCCAAATATTGCTGAAAGAGTGAATGCATTGACCGCTGGTAATATCCAGTTAATCAAGTCTATTCGTTCGCAATATCTTGATAAGGTGCAAAATGCTGTCATGCAAGCGATGGTTCGGGGTTCTTTAAATAAAGACCTTACAGCACAAATAAAAGACTTGGGTAAAACAACCGAAAAACGAGCGATGTTTATTGCGCGAGACCAGTCCTCAAAATTAAATGCCGCCTTAACGCAAGCGAGACATGAAGAGGTTGGTATAAAAAAATACATGTGGTCAGCATCGCTTGATGAGCGTGTACGCGAAAGCCATGCGGAAAAAGATGGGCAGATATTTGAATATTCAAATCCCCCTGCTGATACTGGTCATCCTGGTCATGATTTTAATTGTCGGTGTGTTCAGATTCCAGTGCTTGATAATAACGAGCAGATAGTGAAAAATAGCCCAATAGTTAGCCAACAGGAAAAACAACAAATGCGCTCAGAATGGTCTGATGATTTCCCTGATACTATCATTGATAGGAAATTAGGAGATGCAACATCACATCCGCTATATGAAAATGCTAAAAAGGGTAGTATTGAAGATGCTTATCAACTTGCTAAAGATTTAGTTACAGATGATGCGGTAAATAAATTGAAGCAATTGGTTGGCAATAAAAATGCAATTCTAATTCCTGTTCATGCAGAAGAAGCCGTTGGTCAAAATATGATTCCTGTAGCTATTGCTACTGTATTATCTAAAAAAACTCCATATTCCTGTTGATTTATCAATTGTTCAAGCAACAAAAGTATCTAGAACTGGGGGAGATGGATGGCATCGATTGGTTTATTCTCCAGCTTTTGATGGCATAGTTCCAAAAGATAAATATGCTATTATTTTAGATGACACACAAACACAAGGCGGTACATTGGCTAGTCTAAAAGGCTATATTGAGGAGAATAAAGGAAAAGTTATTGCATCTTATGCTTTAACTGGCAAACAATATTCTGTACAATTAAGGCTATCTAAAGACACATTAGCAGAATTACGGAGTAAATATGGCGAACTTGAAAGTTGGTGGAAAAAAGAATTTGGCTACGACTTCTCGCGGTTTACAGAATGGGAAGCAAGATTCATCATTAATTCACGTAAGACACCTGACGAAGTCAGAAATACAATCCTTGCGAGAAAGCAAGCGTAATGCTTACCATCAAATGATGGCTCTAAATTAAATTCAGCTATTCAAACAACCCTAATCATTTCGATTGGGTTGTTTATAGGCGGAAATCAAAAAAATAACCGCAGAATAGTTTGGTGCGTAATTCCTAGTTTATTAACTCGCATCCGCATACGTCCAAAACGTTCCCAAGCTCAATCTACGGTTTAGCTTATTTTACCACTATTAGTTCAAATGTTAAACAGCCTAAACATCATCTTATGATGAGATTGTGGATATGCTTTGGCCAAGAGATAACAAAGAATGAAACGTAATTGGGATTTAATTCGCTCTATATTGCTTAAATTGGAAAGTCAGTCAGAGGCTAGAGGGAGTTTATTACCTGATGGATTTACTGGTTTCGATTCAGAAACTGTATCTTATCATTTTAAGTTATTGCAAAGTGCAGGGCTGATTGAAGCGATAGATTATTCTTCTCTAAATGAGATGAGTCTTATCGCTCGGTCGCTGACTTGGCAAGGTCATGAACTCTTAGACAAAATCCGCAATGATACTGTCTGGAATAGCTTAAAAACTACGATAAAAAGCAAAAGCCTTGATTTATCACTTGATACGATAAAACAAGTAGCACAAACAATAATTAGCCAAATGTTGGCGTGATATTGCAAAAAAAAAACAAACAACCCGATCAGAAATGGTCGGGTTTTTTATTGGGGTAAATAAATGAAATTTATAGACAAAACCACTCAAGCCAACCACACAAAGAACCATCACTAAAGATGGTTTTTTAGTTGTGCCCGCAACCATTTCTAAAGTTGGGGTATTTGATTACCTCGCTACAGAACTAGGCTTAAAAGAAGACGGTATTAAAAAAGTCGCTCGCACTGAGAAATCTTTGTTTAGCGATGAAACGATTAAGAGTTTTGAAAATGCCACATTAACCGTTGGTCATCCTAAAGATGGAGTAAATGCGAAAAACTGGAAACAGCTCTCTGTCGGTGTCGTGCGTAATGTTAAGCGAGTGGGCGATGAACTCACAGCCGAGGCTTGGATTTATGATGAACAAGCCATTAAAACCGTACAGGAGCACGGTGTGGAACAATTATCTTGTGGTTATGACTGCGATATTAAGCCATCCACGGTACAAGATGCAGATTTTGAGATGTCGCCGATGATCGGCAACCACGTAGCGATTGTGGCAAAGGGTCGCTGCGGTGGAAGTGTAAAACTTGCCGATGAGGATAAAACCATTATGGGGAAAACCGCAAAAATTCTCGATGCGTTTTTAGGTGCGTTCGGCATCAAGTTGTCGGACGAACAGAAAAAACAAATTGAGGACGAAGAAAAGTCTAGTAGTGAAGAAGGTAAAGAGCCAAAAGGCGAACAACCAACTGAACCAAAAGAAAAACAATCTAAACCCGAAGATAAAAAGGATGAAGAAGTGAATAAAGAAGAGTTTGAAAAACAACTTAAAGCCAAAGATGCAGAAATTCAACAGCTAAAAGATGCACAAGCAAAACGTGACGCAGAAGTAAAACAAGCTGCCGTGTTGGCTGATGCTAAAACTGCATTTAAAGAAGTCAATTTTGCGGATAACGCGACTGTGCGTGAAATCCAAGAAAGTGCGGTAGTTGCGCAGGGTATTTTTACTAAAGATGAGGCAGCCAAATTATCCGATGAGGAAATTTCAGGTGCATATCAAACAGCAAAAGCGGTTGTGGCGAAATTAGCGGATGAACGTAAATCACTCGGCAGTATTTTGCTTGGTGATGCGGAGTCTAAAGCTGCACCAAAAATAGATTTCAACAAAACTTACAACAGTTAGGAGAATAATGAAATGAGTTATGCTTACGAACAAGCTCCTGCTCGTGCAGGCGAGTTAGGCAAGGGCAATCTTGCAAGTGCAAAAACCACAGCAGAAAAAGTCACGGGCAAAGTAAAAGCTGGTGAATTTGTGGCATTAAATCCCACAGGTGGTGTGAAAGCCTTATCTGCTAAAAAAGATATATTGGCTGGCGTGGTATTAGCAAGTCGCATTCGTGATGAATGGCCTGAGGGCGAATTAGTCGATGTGATGCACATTGGTGCAGGCGATGCGATTTGGGTCAATATTGCATCAGAAAAAACGGTATCTCGTGGTAGTAAAGTATTTGTATTAACAACAGGTGGCGAAGGTAAAGCTGGCGCAATCCAAGGGGAAACCGATGCAAATGCGATTGAAACAGGCTACACCGTGATTGACGTTAAAGGTCAATTAGCGATGATTACAAAATTATAAGGGGGATGAATGTCATTATTAACTTATGTACAAAACGGCTTAACGGCTGTGAGCAAAGAAATTTCAGAAACCAAATATCCTGAAATTGTGTTCCCGCAATTTGTTTATGTGGATCAACAAGCCGCTGTCGGCATTACAGAAAAACTTCACTATGGTGCAGATGAGCACGGTTCGCTTGATGATGGTTTAATTAGCACTGGCACAAGCACATTAGACCAAGTAGAAGTCGGCTTTACGCCAACTCGCTCTTATATCGTACAATGGGCTAAATCGGTAACATGGGCAACACCAGAGCTTGAACAAGGCAAGCTGTTAGGGTTAGCGTTAGATACCGCTAAAATCATGGTGTTAAACCAAAACGCACAACAAACCTTACAAAAGGTAGCTTTTTTAGGTCATGCAAAAGATACTCGATTAACTGGCTTGCTCAATAATCCATCTGTCGAGGTGTACAACATCAAAGGCACTTCCGCAAACACCAAAGTACAAGCGATGGATTTTGACAAATCAGTAGCATTCTTTAAGGAGATGTTCCTCGCTGGTATGGAAAAAACCAAACGCATTGAAGCACCAAACACCTTTGCGATTGATTTACTTGATTTAGCACACTTGGCGTTAACTCAACGTAATAACACCGATACAACCGCATTAGAGTTCTTGACTAAGAGCTTGTCTGCAGCTGCAGGTCGTGACGTTGCAATTAAAGCCTTGCCGTCAAACTTTGGTAATCGTGTAACAAGCGGCAAAACTCGTGCAATGGTTTATGTGAACAGCAAAGAGCACGTTATCTTTGATGTGCCAATGTCGCCAACTGTGTTAGCTGCTCAACCAAAAGGCTTATTAGCTTATGAGTCTGGCTTACGCATGGCGTTTGGTGGCGTAACCTTTATGGAGCCAGATTCTGCACTCTACGTAGATTACTAGGGAGTAACTATGCCAACATTTGAAACGTATGTATTCATTGAGCGTTATCCTGAATTTAAAGAGGTCGATTATGAAAAAATCGACCTTTTTTTATCGGATGCAGAAATGGAAGTGAGTCAATCTCGTTGGGGAAAGCTCTACCAACGTGGCGTGTTGGCATTGACTGCTCATCTATTACGTTTGTCACTTTGGACAACCGAAGGTGGCGGTGGGGCAAATCGAAATCTCGCTAGTGAAAGTGCTGGCGAGTTATCTGTTAGCTATGCCGTGCCAACACTGACAGGCACCGATGCAGATTATCAATTAACAGCATATGGCCAAGAGTATTTGCGATTACGTAAATTGGTTGGCATTGGTGTAATGGTGGCGTAAATGGCGGTGCAAATTACGGGGAATTTAGCGCAAGCAAAAGCGTTAATTGAGCGATTAAGGGCTGATAAAGATAAGGCGGTTTATATTGGATTTCCTGCTGAATTTGATAAACCAGTAGAGGGGGCTGAGAATTTCAACCTCGCCTCTTTGGCGGCTGTGTTGGAATTTGGTAATGAGCGCATCCCATCACGCCCTTTCTTGCGCCAAACGCTATCAGAAAACCAAGAGAAATACACCGCACTTTTCACGCAATTATTTAAGCAAGGCTTGCAAATTGAGAGGATTTACGAGCAACTCGCACTAGTTGCGCAAGGGGATGTCCAGTTAAATATCGCTCGTGGCAACTGGGTTGCCAACGCTAAAAGTACGATCAAACAAAAAGGCTCTAGCAAACCATTGATTGATACAGGCAAAATGCGTCAATCTGTAAAAGGTATCGTTAAATGAGTTTAATCAACCAATATCCCCGCTTTCTAAATAGTAAATTTAGCCAAGCTGTTACCGTGAAACATCTGCAAGGTAAGCATTCATCTGATGGGTTCGGGGCGAGTTATACCGATGAAAACGTGGACTGCCATTGTTATGCCGACCTCTCCTAATGATGTGTTGTTATTGCCAGAAGGTGAGCGTTTTATTCCCTCAATCAAAATCTACACCATTAAGCCGTTAAAAATAGGTGATTTGGTTATTTATGAAGGGGAAACCTACAAAATAAAAACCGTAGCAAATTGGGGGAAATATGGATACCACAACAATATCGGCGTTAGACACAGCCAAACTGCGAAAGTGGATTCAACAGGCTTTACAGTTACCTAATGGCGCTGTTATTGGCGGTTGGCTCCCTGAAAATCCTTTACCTGCTTTTATTACCGTGGATTTGATGATGAGTAATGAAATCGGGCAGGCTACGAGAGAATTTGACGGCAAACGTGAGCGTATCATTCAGTCAATGCAAAGCACCGTGAGTCTCTCTTGTTTCGGTCGAAATTCCCTTGCTCAGTGTTACAAGCTAAAAGCGATTTTCCAAAGTTCAGCGTTTCTTTCCTTTCTCAAATCAAATCACTGGGGTGTGATTCGTTTTTCAGATGTCCGCAATTTAACGGCTACCGTTGGGGCAGATTATGAAGAACGAGGACAGTTTGATGTTGTATTTAGTCATCATCACATTGTTGATACACCTCTAGATCCGATAGCAAACGTTGAACAACGCACAAACCATTTAATTCAACAAATAGGAGGATAGCCTTATGGCATTATCTATCTCGCAGATTGTCAATGTGCAGTTAAATACTATGCCAAAATCTGCCGCGCGTAAATCATTCGGCATAGTGGCATTGTTCACGCCTGAGGCAGGACAAGCATTTGCTGATGCGACTACGCGTTATGTTTATGTCGAAAATCAACGTGATGTAGAACAGTTGTTCGGCACAAATTCAGAAACAGCAAAAGCAGCACAGCCATTTTTTGCTCAAAGCCCTCGTGCGAAACAATTAATTATTGCGCGCTGGCAAAAAGAACCCGCAACCATTGATGCAACCAAAAACACATTAAGCGGTGCAACCTTATCAGATGATTTAGAGCGTTTTAAAGCGGTTGTAAATGGTCGATTTACATTAACTATTGGCGCCGAAACCAAGAAAGTAAATGGGCTATCTTTTGCTGACGCATCAGATTTCAATGCGATTGCCACCAAAATCCAAGCAAAATTGACCGCACTTTCGTCATCTTTGTCTATCTCTTACGATAGCGTAGGGCAACGTTTTATCATCACTTCTAACACAAGCGGAGAAGATAAAACAACCGAAATCCATTATGCCTTTAATGGTGGCGGTGACGGTGAGTATATTGGCTCATTGCTTAAATTAGAAAATGGCCAAGCAAGCCGAAAAGTAGGTAAGGCATCAATTTCTTTGAAAAAAGAAACCGTTGCAGAGGCATTATTTAATGTAGCCGAAGTGAATAATGCATGGTATGGCTTTACGTTTGCTGCACAGCTTACTGATGGCGAAGTGGAATCTGCTGCAAAATACGCGCAAGCTAATACCAAAATGTTTGGTGCAAATGTTATTCGTGTTGAACAACTTGAATGGTCTGCTAATAACATCTATAAGAAATTATATGATGCAGGTTTAGATCACACATTAGCAATGTTCGATAAAAATGATATGTACCCAGCATCTTCTGCATTGGCTCGTTTATTATCAACTAACTTTGCGGCAAACAATTCAACCTTAACGCTTAAATTCAAGCAACAACCAACTATTACGGCTGATGAAATTACGGCAACGGAGTTCTCTAAGGCTAAACGCTTAGGCATTAACGTGTACACTTATTTTGATGATGTAGCGATGATTGCTGAAGGCACAGTAATGGGTGGTAAATTTGCAGATGAAATCGTTATCTTAGACTGGTTTACCGATGCAGTGCAAAAAGAGGTATTCGCTCGCTTGTATAAATCACCGACCAAAATCCCATTAACAGACAAAGGCCAAGCGGTATTGATTGCTGCCGTGGAGAAAGTTTGTTTAGAGGGTGTAAACAATGGTGCTTTCGCCCCAGGTCAATGGACGGGCGATAGCTTTGGTAACTTGACGACAGGCGATTATCTTGAAAAGGGTTACTATGTATGGGCGGCACCAATGGATACGCTATCCGATAGCGACCGAGAGCAACGCCGTGCAACACCTATTCAAACCGCAGTGAAATTAGCAGGCGCAATCCATTCTAGCGATGTGATTGTGAACTTATAACCGATAACATCAAAAAAGCGAAAAGCCAAGAGCGACAACCCTTGGCTTTTCTTTTACCCCTTATCCATACTAAGGAATAAATTTTGATTAAGTATACACCAAAATATCAAGTTAAGGTAGGTGGCAAAATGTCAGAAAAGGATGCAGGGATTGTTGGAAAACGATTGGCACTTTCGGCAAATATCGCAGCAATTGGCGTATTGTTGTTTGGCTTATCTTTCGTATTAAAAGTCTTTTTATGAGGAATAACTATGGCAGTTTTCGATCCAAAACAAGTTGTCGTGTTATTAGACGGCAAAGAAATGAGTGACTGGGCAGACGGCTCAGATGTGATTAATGCGACCAACCAAGTTGATGCAGGGCAAATGGTTATTGGTGCGAATGGCACGGGCGTATTTATCGCAAACCCTGACCAATCAGGCAAATTAACCCTAAAAATCAAACAACATTCTGAGGATAACGCCTATTTATCTAAGTTGTTTAATCAACAAAAAACCAGTATTAAAACCTATTTACCGATGACACTCGCTATCCGCGACTTAATCAATGATGATGTTGTCACGGCAAGTAAAGGATATTTTACTACACCTGCAGCTTATATGCGTGGAAATGGACACAATGCGACAACCTGGACGATTGTGTTCGAGAAAATGACAATGAATCTTGAAAAAGGTGTTCAATAATGGAAAGCAAACAAATCAATATTGAAAATGTCACCTATACGATGACGCCAGCTAATGCTATGACAGCATGGACTGCACTCAAAAATGCGATGAAATTACTTCAATCAGTTGATTTATCATCATTAGGTAACAATAAAAAACTCGGTGCAAGCGTATTGACGACTGTATTGGCGAATTTAGGCGACACAAGCATTAAAGAGCTTGAGGACATCGTGCTTAAACATACCTCATGTGAGCAAGATGGCAAACTATACCGACTATCTGAACGCTTTGATAGTCATTTCAACCAACACCGTGGGCATTTAATCCCCGTATTAAAAGAAGGGTTGATGTATCAATTTGCGGATTTTTTTATCGGTGGGGGTGGATTACTGAGCAATATTCAACCCAATCTAAAAGCGACGAAATAAGCCAGTCAGACAGTAAAGCCGACTGGTTTATTTTTACGCCTATTGTAAAAAACTTTTGTTCACTACACGAATTAAGGTCGGTTTACTCGTTAGCCGACCTTTTATCTTTTCACGAAGTTATTGTTGAATTAAATCAAATGGAGCAACGCAATGCTACTCGATGAACTACTGATTAAAATCGGCATTGATGCGGATAGCCAAGCAATGCAACAGTTTGAGCAGTTCCTTAATGTTATTGGAGATGGCACGGAAAGTGCGGCGGAAAATCTTGGTACTTTTGCTGAAGTTCTTGAACGTGCCGTTGATGATGCAACAGAACAAATTAAAGCCGCACCTGAGTTTGAAAGTTTTTTTGATTCCCTTGAAAAACTACAAGCTGAAACAGAAAATCTTTCTGAAGATGACGCATTAGATGAGTGGGTACAAAAACTCATTGAGGGGGATAAGCTCTTATCTGAGTTTGGTGAGAGCTTTCTTCAAAACACCGAACAGCTCTCGAAGGAGTTACAAGAAGCGGGGTTAAGTGCAGAGCAGGTTGAAAAAGTTATTGGAAAACTCAAATCTGCGATTGAGCAGAAAACCGATGCTACCGAAAAAGATACAAAAGCCGTAGAAGATAACGCTAAAAGCACAGAAAATTTATCTGACAATATCATCGACTTGTGGGCAACCCAATATGGTGCAGTCGGATTACTGAATAAATTTGAATTGCTTGGCATTAGTATCAATAAAACTACACTTAAAGTTGCGGCATTTGGTGCAGCTTTCTACGCTGCCACAATCGGGGTGAAGAATTTTGTTGATGCTAATCTCGATGCACTCGATGAAATTAAACAACTCTCGGCTGTCACGGGCGAATCAGCCGACCAAATTTACAACTTAGGTAAGGTTGCAGAGGTCAATGGCTCATCCGCACAGGCGGCACAATCATCTATTGAAGGATTATCTCGTGTCATTGGCGAAGCTGCAGCAGGAATTGGTCGAGGGGCGAAATCATTTGAGCAATATGGATTAAGTGCCAAAAAGGCGAATGGGGATGTTAAAACCTCAAGCGAAATGCTGGGGGACATTTCGGACAAGATGAAAGCAATGGGGGAGCAAGAGCAAATTGCGATGCTTGCGAAACTGCATTGATAGTTCGATGATTCAAACCTTGCGCCTTGGTAATGATGAACTGAAAGAACAAATTGCCCTTGCAAGTGTGCTCACGCTTGGTGTGGGTAATGCAGAAAATGCAAAAACCGCCGCGGCTTTTAAAGATGCACTGACTCAGGTTTCTCAGGCTTTTAGAGCTATTGGCGAATATGTCTCACTCCGTGTTGCACCATCCATTCAGCGATTAGCCGAGCGGTTTACAAAATGGTTCACGGAGAATAATGACTTTATCAAGACTACACTAAACGGCTTTGGAAAAATTCTTTCATTCTTGTTTGAGTTAGCCGCAGCCATCGATAATGTTGTTGAGCATACTATTGGGTGGAAAAACTTAATCTACGCATTAGGTGCGGCATTATTGTGGTTTAGTCGCAGAATGTTATTAGCTTTCGCTACCAATCCTGTTACATTGATTATCGCAGCAATTGCAGGCTTATTTTTGCTTGTTGATGACTTTATCACTTATCTTGAAAGCGGCGAAACTGCCTTGGGAGAGTTTTGGAAGCCGTTTAAAACAGCGTTATTGTGGGTTAAATCCACTTGGAAAAATTTTGTTGATAACTTTAGCGTCGATCCAATTGGCGAAACATTATCTCTCATTACAGATATGCTTGAGTTGCCATTTAAACTTGGGCTTGCGCTTGTTGTTGGTTTGTGGAATTTATTTACTGGCGAACAGTTAGATTTGGATGTTATCGAGACCAAGTTTGCTCAAGTTACAGACTGGATTAAAAAGCCATTCCAAAGTGCATTTGATTGGGTTAAGGGTTATTACGACCAATATATCGCACCGATTGTTGATACAGTAAAAGGGTGGTTTATTGATAGTGGCGAAAAGGTAGGCACGGCAAGTCAAAATACAAAAGCCTATGACACAATGATGTTCGATCCGTCTTATGCTTCTGCACCACAAGTTGCCGCAGTAGGGGCGAAATCTCAAACCTCAAATGCAGATAATCGTGTGACTAACAGCAATAACAAAATTACCATTACGCAACACATCCAAGGCACAGATAATCCAAAAGCCGTGGCGGATCAATCTGTTCGAGTGATTAATCATCAACTTTCATCTGTTGTGGGGTAGACACTATGTTAAATTTTGCTCAAGTATCCAATCGTAAGATTGGCAAAATTACCTTTGATGTAGTGACAACAGAAGACCATCAATCAGATTTATTCATTACAGAAAACCCGATTGAATCAGGCGCTGCCATTGCTGACCATGCGGTTATTCAGCCTAAACAAGTTACCATTAATGGTGTAATGGTTGATCACGACCATTCGACTTTTGGTTTAGGCCTTCCGTTTATCGGCAATATTCGTGGCGGGATAGACTTTCTTAATAACTTTCCTTTGCCAGTTAAGGTTATCACTCAAACATCGCAAGCTACCGCAAGAGCGGGGAGAGTGATTAGCCAAGTTGCAGGAGCGTATAGTCAAGCAAAGAGCATCCTTAATCAAGCGCGAACCATTGCACCTTTTTTGCCTGATTTTGGTCTAGGCGGATTACTTGATAGCAGTGCAGGGGATAGTAGAGTGCAAAAATGCTATGCCGACCTTGTTTCTTGCCAGAAATCAGGGGAAACCATTGACATACAGACAGGTATTAACTTGTACAAAAACATGCTAATCCAATCTGTAGCCGTCAATCAATCACAAGATGGCAGTGCAACATTTACGATAACGGCTCGTGAGATATTTATTGTTGAGACACAAACAGCTCAATCTAAATCTAAAACAGGGGTATCGGGTAAAAGTAAAAGCGGCCGAGCAGCGTCTCAATCCGCAACAAAATCGCAGCAAGGCTCTACTCAACCAAAGAACGATACACCTAAAAGAACCTCCTCGCTTTTCAATCTTTTTAAATGGTAAGACGTATGCTTAAAATTCCATTAACACAACATCCTTATCAGGAGCAAACTTTTGAATTTAACGGCATAAAAATCCGCTTAACCTTGCGATTTAATAGTATTGGACAGTTTTGGGCAATGGATGTATTTGAGCCAGTAAATCAAAAGCAGATTTGCCGAGGTCATGCGCTCGCGTGCGGAGTACCATTATTGGCTCGCACTACACAACCTTATTTCTTCTACTTGGACGATGAAAGCGGTGCTGAATTAGACCCAATGAGTATGGAAGATTTGGGCACTCGATGTTTTTTGTATATAGGCGAAAAATCATCTTAAAAAAACGACCGCACTTTTAAGAACAAACCCCGAAGCGTTGCAAGCACTTCGGGGTTTTTCCATTCCACAAGCAGGAAAGGAGTAGATATATCTGTGGATAATTTTACATCTATTTTGATTTTAATTAAAGGGGTATTGCAAATGACATCAAAATTACAAGCGTGGCGATTTATTGCCATTTTAATTGCAGTGGTTTTATCTTTTGCAGTATGGCGTGCGCCTGAATTAATTACTGCAATTCGTTGGTGGTAAGTATGAAACAATTTGGCAGACGGTGGAAACTCGACATTAGTAACGACCAAGAAACGTTAAGCATTGAGCAATTGCGTGTTGCGTTTGAAATTGATAAAACCATCAATGAAAAGCCTAATCCCGCTAAAATCCAAGTATGGAACTTAAATCGAGACCATATCAACCAATTATTAAGCCAAGACTATAAGAAAGTCGCCTTATCGGTTGGTTATGGCGAGTTACGCCAAATCTATGCGGGAGATATTACCAAGACGAGAATCCAACGAGAGGGATTGGATTTTGTCCTTACGCTTGAGTGTTCAGATGGGCATCAAGCCTATACTCAGTCGAGAGCTAAAACGACATTAAAAGCAGGGGCAACAGACAAGCAGATTGTTGAGGAATTGCAAAAGACGATGCCTAAAGTACAGTCTGGTGCCATTGACATTCCTAATCAACGGAAACTTCCTCGAGGTAGAGTATTAAACGGCAATAGTCGAGATATTCTCACCAAAATTGCACGCAATAATAAGGCTGATTGGTCTATTCAAGATGGCTCGCTTATTTTCCTGCCGAAAGATAAAGTGCTAAGTGATGATGCTGTACTGATTTCCCAAGATACAGGCATGATTAATGCACCAGAACAAACCGATGAGGGATTAGAGCTAACTTGTTTACTCAACCCTGCATTACAAATTGGTGGCCTAGTGAAAGTTGAATCTATCATTGAATATTTTAATGGGGAGTACAAGATTGTAAAACTTGTGCATTCTGGCGATGGCATCGGTGGGGATTGGCACAGCAAAATGACAGTTGTTGGGGGAAAATTCCAAAAAGTGGAAAAAGAAAAGAGCGGTCAGAAATCAGATAAAAAAACAGATAAGCAAAGCAAGGATAAGAAAAAATGAACTACTCGCAAACCTTAGCAACGCCAGAAACTGCAACCGACCATCAAATCCAACAAAACCAACTGAATTTACATACCGCACTTCCTGCAAAAGTCGTGAGTTTTGACCCCGCCAAGCAAACTGTATCACTTGCGATACAAATAAAAATGCAGTTAGTCGATGGTAGTGGGGCAGATATACCGCCACTTCTTGATGTACCCGTGAGCTTTCCTCGTGGCGGTGGCTTTGCAGTGACATTTCCACTTAAAGCAGGCGATGAGGGGATAGCGATATTTTCTGAGCGTTGCATTGATGGATGGTGGCAAAACGGCAGCGCATCAACGCCTTTAGATTTTAGGTTACATGATTTATCCGATGCGATGTTTATTCCTGGTATATGCTCTGTGCCGAAAGCTATAGGTGAATTTTTTACCGATGGGTTATCCATGCAAACCCTTGATGGCAGCACATACATCAGAATCAAGAATGGCACAATCCAAATCAAGGGAGATATAGAGCATCAGGGCGACACCTCGCAAACAGGTTCGCATAGCTCTACAGGCGTTATCTCGAGCGATACAGATGTAACAGCGGGCGGTATTTCAGGGAAAACCCATAAACATACAGGCGACAGTGGCGGTAAAACAGGAGTGCCAGAATGAGCGTAAGACGACTTAATAAAGAGCACGATTGGACATTTGGACAAGGCTTTTCAAACTACGCAAGCGAATCAGATGCCATTGCTCAAAATGTACAAACTCGCCTTTGGTCATTTGCTAATGACTGGTTTTTAGACTTAGAACATGGTTTACCTTGGCTTGAACAAATGGGGCGTGGGGTAAATATGGCAGACTGGGAAATCAAAATAAAACGCTATGTGTTAGAAACTGAAGGTGTAAGCAGAATAACTGATTACCAAGCTAATTTTGATGCAGATACACGCAAGCTGACCATATCGATTGATTACCAAGATATTTACGGGCAGCAACAAACTGCACGTTATGATGCTTAAAGTGCGGTCGATTTTGACCACATTTTTAATTCAGTGATAAACACAATAATACTAGCAAACCACCGCTCTTATGGGCGGTTTTTATTGGAGAAAATATGGCAAAACTGATTGAAACAGGCATTCAAATTGAGCGATTAAACGAAATCGTGGCACGATTTGAAGATGGATTTAGACAAATCTATGGGCAGAATATCGACCTATCGCCTAACTCACCTGATGGGCAAATGGTCGGCTTGCTTGCTCAAATGAAGATGGATATTGAAGAGCTTGCCGAGAATGTGTATCGACAGTTAGATCCTGATGTTGCGACAGGTGCTTGGCTCGATCAGCGTGTTGCTTATGCAGGATTAATAAGACGAGCGGCAAGTTATAGCTATTTACGCTCAGTTATTTTGACAGGAGAGCCATTAACTCATCTTTATGCAGGGATTGTGGTGTCTGACCCACATAAAGTGCGGTGGGTATTAACGGCAGATGTACAGCTAGACAGTAATGGCTCCGCCCGTGCGGACTTCCGCAGCGAAGAATTGGGTGCGTTTAACCTCATAAAAAACACGAATTTGACCATTGAGACCGTTACGCTTGGGCTTACCTCGGCAACCACATTCGAAAATGCAGAAATTGGTGAGGAAGAAGAAACCGACTTGCAATTACGAGAACGTTTTTTCATCAGTCGAACCAAAAATGCCCAAAATTCTGCCGATGCTATCCAGTCAAAAATTGCTGCATTGCCTGATGTTAGACAAGTTAAAGTGCTAGAAAATAATACTAAACAGCGTGATAAATATGGTGTAGAGCCTAACTCCTTGAATATTATTGTAGATGGCGGGGCAGATGAGCAAATCGCTCACGTTATTTATGAAAATAAAGGGGCTGGGGTCGGGTTGCAAGGTGCGACAGAAACAACTTTAACGGTAAATGGCGAGCGTAGAGCATTACGGTTCGACCGTGCAACGCCTGTTGATGTGCAAGTGTCTATGCATTGTGTCCGATGTGAAGATTTTACCGAAGTGGATAAGGATGAAATCAAACGATTATTATCCATTCAACGCTTTGGCATTGGGCAAAATCTTTCGCTTTCCAGACTTTATTCGCCAATTAATAAAGTGGGCGGTTTCTGGGTGAAAGAACTAAAAATCGGGCGTAAAGGGCAGTCTCTTACCACGGAAAATATTACCGCACAACCACGTGAATTAATCCGAATTTTAGCAACAGATATAACCATTGAGGTGGAATAATGGGCTATTCTGATTTGTTGATTTGGCAATACCGAAACAAGCCCAAAGCCGTCTCAACGATTAAGCTATTTGAAAGCATTATCGGGCAAGGCTTTATCGATTTATATCGGTTGCAAGATGTGTTGAATATTGAAACAGCAACAGGGCATCAGCTTGATTTGGTCGGTAAACACGTCGGGCAATTTCGGGTTATTAATGGCTATCAATTACGTAAATTTTTCGGTTTCCGCAATTCGCCCAATGCACTGGGATTTAGTCAAAAAAGACTAGGCGGTGCGCAATGGTATCGTAAACGAGACCCGCTGTCTGATTCCGTTAGATTATCCGATGATGATTATCGGTTCCTGATTAAATGCAGAATCCTTAAAAACTACCAAATAGGCACGCTACCAAACTTAATTGAGGCGTGCTTATTTATTTTCGGAGAAGGTTGTCACATCGTGGATAACTACGATATGACCGTCTCTATCTCTGTTCCAAGTGCGAGCACATCTGATTTTAAGAAATTCGCAATCAATCATTTAGATATATTGCCACGCCAAGCCGGTGTGCAATATCTTTTCAACCTAATATAGAGGTCACATATGGCATTAGTAAATAAGCCAGATGAAAGCATTTTTGCATCATCTGCAAAACAAGGTGAAGTTGATAATTTCCCTGATTTATTGCGTGGATGGGGGATTACGTTTGACCAAACACAGGGTATCCCTCCTATGGAGTGGTTTAACTTCTTGTTCAAGCGACTTGACGAAAAACATACTTATTTAATGCAACGAGGGCTACCCGAATGGTCTGCTACACAAGACTATACTAAAGGCTCTTGCGTCCAGTTTGATGGCGTAAGCTACCGAGCATTAAAAAATAGCAAAAACAACAGCCCGAATGAATCAGATTCGCAATATTGGGTGCGTTGGGGGTTTGCCTTAAGTGAAATTGCACGGGCAACGTTACAACAATATGGCATCGTGCAACTAAGCTCAGCCACTAACAGCGATAGCGAAACCAAAGCTGCAACATCAAAAGCCGTGAAAACCGCCTATGACAAAGCAGTAGAAGCCAAAACTACCGCAGATGGAAAGGTTGGTTTAAATGGTAACGAAAGCATTAATGGCGAGAAATCCTTTGAAAATCGTATTGTGGCAAAAAGAAATATCCGTATTTCAGATAACCCGATCTATGCTTCACGCGGAGACTATTTAAATATCGGGGCAAACGATGGGGATTGCTGGTTTGAATATAAATCAAGCAACCGAGAGATTGGCACACTTCGTATGCACGCTAACGGCAATTTAACCTACAAACGCCAAAAAATCTACCACGCTGGGGCAAAACCCCAATTTAATACGGATATTGAAGGCAAGCCTAATACACTTGCAGGCTATGGCATCGGGAACTTTAAAATTGAGACTTTTGTTGGCAATTTAAACACCCTCAAAACTGATGGGATTTATGCAATTACGCAAGCAAGCCGCTCTCAAAATCTGCCCGTATCGACCAGTTGCCACATCCAAGTTATTGCTGGAGGTGATGGCACTTGGTGCCGTCAATTAGCTTATGTGGCATATAGCACCGATGTGTACGAGCGACATCAGACAAGTTATCAAACAGATAGTTGGTCGGCTTGGAAAAAACTTAATACCGATGGCATCCCTACTGGTGCGGTGGTGTCATTCCCTCGTGCGGTAACCAATCCAGTTGGCTTTTTAAAAGCAAACGGCTCGACATTTAACCAACAAACCTTTCCCGATTTATACCGCACTTTGGGCAACAGCAACAAACTCCCTGATTTAACCCGTAGCGATGTGGGGATGACGGCTTATTTTGCCGTGGATAACATTCCCACTGGCTGGATTGCCTTTGATGAGATTGCCACACAAGTTACCGAGCAGCGTTACCCTGAGTTATATCGTCACTTAGTCGGCAAATATGGCTCAATTAACCGCGTACCTAAAGTAGCAGATAGATTTGTGCGTAATGCGGGTAATGGGCTCTCTGTGGGACAAACGCAAGAGGATGAGTTAAAACGACATGTGCATAGAGTACCGATAGACTACGATTCTTGGTTTGATCACTCAAGTCAAGGACGGAATAATTCGTATTTTGATTATACAACATTTGCTCAGTCTTCAGATTTGTGGAGCACCCTTGGTTATGACAATGCAGATGGCGATAATGGTTTTGTGTCCCCAAAAGACACCTCTCAAATGGCAACAGGTGGCGATGAAACGCGCCCTAAATCATTAATCCTCAAATTATGCATCAAAGCAAAAAACACATTTGATGATGTGCAATTCTGGGTGAAGGCATTCGGTGTTGTTGAAAATGCTGGGGCTTTAGATGCGGGTACACTTGCGCAAAATATGCAAGCGTTATCTGAGAGTGTTGAACAAAAAATAGAAGAGAATAAACAATCAACTTTGCGAGAAATCACCAATGCAAAAGCTGATATAAATCAGCAATTTTTGCAGGCAAAAGAGAATTTATCTCAAATTGGCACATTAAAAACAGTCTGGCAAGGTAACGTGGGTTCTGGGCGAATTGATATATCAGAGAAGTGCTTCGGTAAAACGTTAATTTTATATCTTCAGTCATCAGAAAGTCACAGCCTTGATGATAATAACAATATTGAAATCGTCAGTTTTGAAGTGGGTGCAGAAATTGAAGGTAAAAAAGGCGGCAGAGTTCGTTGGCTTGATGTTCGTGAAGTAAATGCACACAGCAATGGTGGTAGAGCTACTTATTATGTAGAAGTCAAGAGATTCGATGTGACTGTTGATAGAAACGGTACAACAATACAAATTCAAGATCTTGCTGGTCGTTTTGTAAAACGCATTGATATTCGATGAAGGAGTGATAAATGAAAGTCTATTTTTTAAAAGAAAATTTGAATAGTTATCAAATTTTCCCTATTCCTCAAAACTTAAATGATTTTGTGGAAATGGAAGTAGAAAACGAATCAGAGCTTGAGACTAAACAACTTATTGATTTTAAAAGTCAATACATTCTAGTTGATAGACAACCAACAGAATTACACAAATGGAACGGAAACAGCTGGGTTGTTGATAAAAAAAAGAAAACTGAAATTAAGCGTGAACTCATTAAAAATCTAGTTGATAGCATTGATGATACAGCGGCTAACATTAGTGCAAGATGGACAAGGTTTGCCGAAGAGTATAAGGAGCGAGAAGCTGCCGCTATTGCCTTTAAAGAAGCAAATTTTGCTGGAGAAGTAAGCGTTTATATCAGCAGTTTTGCAACGGTTGCAGGTCTTGATAATCAGTCTGCGTCACTTTTGATTCTTCAGCAAGCAGAAAGCTTGCGTACATTGCAACAACAATTAGCAGTGCAAAGAATGCGTAAGTATGAGTTAAAGCATGAGGCGTTGAGTGATGAAGAACTGCAACGTATTCATGACGATATTATAGGTAAAATGCAAACATTAGCGGAGGCACAACAATGATAGGCGCTAAAATCTATCTCGCATTATACAAAGGTAAAAAAACGGGTAAAAACCCGAGCGCACTTTTGGCACGTTTGAGTGACTGGCTCACTCGTAAATTGACAAAAGGCGTGTATTCGCATTGTGAAATTGCAGTAATGAAAGAAGTATTTGTCAGTGGGCATCACTATGAAACAGAAGTGATGTACGAGTGTTATTCGTCTTCAATTCGAGACGGCGGCGTGCGTTGCAAACAAATTGATGTGTCCGATAATACCAAATGGGATTTAATTCCGCTCGACGGTGTAACCGAAGCACAAATCAAAGCCTATTTTGACCGCACTTTGGGCTGTAAATATGACTGGTGGGGTGCTGTCGGGATTGTTCTCTGGATTAAACAAAAACGCAGTAAGTTTTTCTGCAGCGAATGGTGTTTTAATGCGATTTGTGGTGGGGAAAATGGCTGGCGATTTAGTCCAAACCAGTTGGCTGTAATCTTTCAAAAATAGACAAACGGCGGGTAATTCCGCCGTTGTTATTTAATTAAAAAGAGATTCAACTTTTGATATATCGGTTTTATATGCTGATGTATATGTGCCTTTAACATTTTTAGATTTGTAGGTCATTAAATATAATGGTATTATGAATGGTAATATATAATGATGTTGCTTTTGTAAATTTTGTTTTAAATCAAAATGTTATTTAATTAAGTCTTATCCAGCTAGTCGCACCATCTCTATTTTTCTCTATTCCCCAATTTTCAGATAGAAATAGATAAAATATAAGTAAAAACAATAGCTTATATAATTTCACACACTAAAACATACCTTCTTTTTTATATCAAAATCGCCTAAAAGGTAGTATTTTTATACCGATTGGGATCGATTTCGATCTGTTCTATACTCCATTGCACACATTTTTGCACACGTGTATTGCACACATTTTTATGGAATAAACAATGGCGACAATTATCAAGAATGGCAAGAGTTGGCACGCACAAGTGCACAAGTTTGGCGTGAGCAAATCAGCCACTTTTTTGACTCAAGCAGACGCAAAAAAATGGGCAGAAATGCTCGAAAAACAGCTCGAATCAGGAAAGTATAATGAAATCCCTGATATTACATTGGATGAACTGATTGATAAGTATCTAAAAGAAGTCACTGTAACCAAGCACAGGAAACGTGAAGAGCGCATAAGACTACTGCGTCTTTCTCGAACTCCGCTTGCCGCAATATCTTTACAAGAAATAGGAAAAGCACACTTTCGTGAGTGGTAAAATCAACGATTAAAAGAAGTCTCTCCAACAACAGTTTTGCGTGAACGTAGTTCGCTTTCTGCTCTAATGGCCAAAACGATTGAATGGGATTTTATAACAGAACCCCCTAAAATATCTTGAGAAACCAAAAGCACCAACACCAAGAACTCGTCGATATAATGAACATGAAATTGAGCGTCTGATTTTTGTGTCAGGTTAATATGTCGAACATATTGAACCGCCAAAAACCTTACAAAATTGCACGGGGCGGCATTTCTTTTTGCTATAGAGACAGCAATGAGAGCTGGGGAAATAGCAAGTTTAACTTGGAATAATATCAATTTTGAAAAGCGCACCGCCTTTTTGCCAATTACTAAAAATGGACATTCAAGCACGGTGCCTCTTTCGGTAAAAGCAATAGCGATTTTACAACATCTTACTTCGGTAAAAACAGAAAGTGATCCGTGAGTATTCCAAATGGAAGCACGCCAACTGGATCACAACTTCCGCAAGCTCAAAAAGATGGAAGGGCTTGAAAATGCCAATTTACATTTTCACGACACCCGCCGTGAAGCATTAACCCGATTGGCAGAAAAAGTGGATGTAATGGTATTAGCCAAAATATCTGGCCATAGAGATCTCAGTATTCTGCAAAATACTTATTACGCACCTGATATGGCAGAAATTGCTCAACGGCTATAAAACAAAGGCGGGGTTATCTGATCAATCCCCGCCTTTTTCAAATTCTCGCTTTTCGTTTTTTATGTTTCAAACAGAATGAATTTTGCTACGCCACTGCATAGCTCGCCAAATTCTTCCATTAATTTAATGAATTGTTTTTGTGGGGTAGAACCCTCAATCAAATTGCGATCTTCTGCCCATTGTTCAATGTTTTTTACAAGCTGTTGTAAGTCTGCCATTTTAATTTCCTCTTAATATTCAATTACAATAGTGCATAATTCATCTATTTTTATCTAATTAACCCTAAAATCCCCCAAGCTCTCGCCCCAACCAAAGGCTTGAGCCAACGGAATTTTTTCTTCTTTAATGAAAACTTCATCGTTTTCACAACAAATCCACCGATAGTCATTAAGCCGTAACCGTCCATGGCGCATTAAAAGTTCAATTTGTGACGGTTTTAATGGCGAACCGATAGGCAACATCAATTCTTTCATCTGTTGTTCAATTTTTAAACGGTTACAGTTATTGACACAAGTCCAAGCGGCGCGATGCGCCTTGTTTGTTTCGGTGGACTCCGAATTAAGTGCGGTGGAACCCAACGCACTTTTCGCTGATTTAATCACCCAGTTTTTTAATTTGGTGATGATTTTCTTTTCTGTGAATCTGTTTTTTACCCCCACAATTTTCTTACGAATCTCACCGTATTTATTCGGTTCGCATTCTTCATACTCAATACAAATAGGCTGATCACAACGTTTTGTCATTGTGCCACCTTGTGCAAACTATCACTCAACAAATCATTTTGCCGTATTTGCAAATTAATGTTGATCCGAATATTGCGCCACATCGTATCCCTTATTTTGAGTTTGACACGAAAGAATATGAAGATTTATCGGTATTTGCAGATGCCATCCCTAAACTTACGGGCATTGGCGTGCAGATTTCGGAAAGTTGGGTGCGGGATAAATTAGGGATTCCTGAACCGCAGGAAGGTTAGGCGAAAGAGATTTGAAACGCCGTGGGATTGATAAGCCTGACGATAGTTCTGAATTTTTGGTGGAAGTAGAACGCCCAGCGGATAAGCAAGGTAATCGTGAAAAGACGGTAGGGTTTAAATTACCTGATGGCACGATACGTGTGACGGATAAAGGCTTTGATTACAATGTAGGGCGATTAAACTACAAGCCTAATTTGGATCTTTATCCTGAAAAACTGGCGCATGCGTTTGCGAAGGTTGAGATGAAAGGTGGGGAGTTTAAGCACGATTTTGAATTGTTGGCAAAGCATATGGCGGAGATGAAACAAACGCTCAGCCTAGATGGAAAAAAACTCACTGCTGATCAAATGTTACAGGTGCGAGATAGTCTTACCAAAAATTTTAAATTTGCGGCAGGTGTCTTGAGTGCGGAAAGTAAGGATTTATTGAAAAGCAAAACTGACACAGTGTGGCTTTCTGATGATACTTTAATTAAACAGTTTAATAGCCGTGATGGGCAAGATTTTGGACTGGAAAGCTATGCACTTTTCCCTGATTTATTTAATCAGCCTGATATTGTTCTACAAGATAATGATCGTTTTTATTTTATCAAAAACTTTGAGAAACAGCGTATTTTAGGTGTAATAAAGCACTTATCTAAATTTAATGAAATTTTTGTGCTTTCGGCAAGGGAGATTAATATCAAGGAAGTAGAAAAAATGAAAGGTAAATTGGCAGTTATCAAGTAAGGCTCCCGATCACTTACACACGCTCTCGGACACCTGAGCAGGACGAGCCACCTCAAGTAGGCTGCGGCAGGGAGATTATCACCGCTTTTTTAATAACTGCCTTGCATGAATATACCCCCTTAAATTTTAAAAATCAACGATTATGATAGACATTGAAATCAATAACGCACAAGAAATTGCATCGGCACTAGAACGCCTTGCACAAGCCACCGCTCATCGAGCTCCGTTAATGCGAAGTATTGCGGGGACAATGGAATCAGCTGTGCTGCAAAATTTTGATGTTGGGGGGCGTCCTAAATGGCTGGGGCTGAAATATCGTCAAGGTACGCCTTTGGTGGATACTGAAAACCTGATGGCGAGCATTACTTCTGAATATAACAACAATGAAGCCATTGTGGGGACGAATGAGCCTTACGCGGCTATTCATCAATTCGGCGGTAAAGCTGGACGAGGTCGTAAAGTAGAAATTCCAGCTCGTCCTTTTTTGGCTTTAACACCTCAAGATAAGGCAGATATTTTGGAAGATATACAAGACTACTTCCAACGCTTAATTAAATGACATCCTACCCGTCCTTTAGGGCACGGAGGATGTCAACTTGCTTTTTTTAGGGACAGTTATGTTGTGCGAGTTTATCTAAAGTGTAAAATTTAAACGCCCTTTAATGATGATTTAAAGGGCGTTTTTATTTCTCAAATTTAGCGATTTTTAACCGCTTAAAATGGGAAACAGCCAAGATTTCAGATTTCTCACTTTTAACGGTTATGTTTCTCAAAATTTGCGGACGGCTACATCTGCTCCAATTCAAAAATTACAAAAAGAATTGAATGTATTAACTAAATTTAATGATCCTAAAGGTCAGTATTTGTATTGTTTGAATTGTGGGAAGGTTAAGTAATAATTGAAAAAGGGCAGAACTAAATCTGCCCTTTCGCTTACAAAATATACGCTTCTTGAATATGATGTTGTTTTTGCTCTTCTTCTGGGGGGAGTTTCATATAATCTCCATAATATTGCGTTAAGTGTTCGTGATATCCATTCATTACTTGAAATTGTCGCCCCTCAAATTCTTTATAAATCACGTGATTAAAATATTCCTTCGACATATAAGATTTTTGCCAACCGCCGTAGTCAGATAATACAAGACCAATATAATCGCATTGTTTTATCGGATATTTTATTTGAAATTGTGCTAAATTTTTTTGCATTTTGGAAAATAAAAAGTGGCTTAATTTGTCAAGTATCGTTCTTTGCAACGTATTTTCTTTTGATCTTAACCATCTTTTCTTGCAAGAAGAAAATCGAAGTTTAATTCTTCGGTGCTTTTTCATCAGTGGGTAAATGATCTTTGGTTCATTCGGTACACCATCGTAGATAAATATATCCATAAACATCGGGCTTTTTCTTCCCTTAGCATCTGTTATTTGAGTGCGACAATCAAAGATTTTTGCCATTTCTCCAGTCTTTTGAGCAAGGATATCTTCCACCGTTTCTATATTGTAGTATTCGTGAGTTTCTTGAAACCAAACATCAACGAACCTTTGATATTCATCACGGTGCATATAAACATCAATATCATCATCCCAAGGGATAAAGCCTTTGTGGCGTATAGCACCGATTAATGTTCCACCACCAAGAGAATAGTGAATTTGGTGTCGCTCACATAATGCGTGGAAATAATCTAATATATTGAGACAAACGAGCTGTTGTTCTCTGAGCGTTAATTTTTTCAT